TTAAAAGGGTGAGCCGAAAGAGGTGGTTATCAGGTCCTTTTGGCGGGGTGTGAGAATGCGGTTGCTTAGTTCGTAGTTTGTTTCTAGCAATGCCTCCAGCAGTTCGGCATCGTCTTTTATCCATTGCTTGAGGCGGATGGAAGCAGAAGCGGGTGCGATGTTCGGGAAATAGAGTACGGCCAATTCCTTGAAACCGTAGCTACGGTTAGTCAGGGTTGGGTAGTTGCTTTGTGGGTGTACGTTTGTATACATGATTATGGTGTTGATTTATAGATGTAAAGATAAGGCTTTTAATGCTTGGTTGTCATCCGTACAATGGGTAGATATAGATATATATGGTTCGCCCGACTCACGGAGCGGACGGCGAAGCCGACCGCCGAAAATCTCCGATGCTCTGGAAGAGGTAAACTGTCAGAAGTAACTTCGGGGCGGTGGTCGGGGTGGCGGCTTGCCGCCATAGTGGAGGCGTTTGCCGCACGCAATAGTAACTTTCAGCTCATTTCTGAAACAACGGAAAAGCCTGCAAACAGCAGGAACAGCCGGAAGACGCTGTTATGTTGAATTAAAGCACAAAATCCGGAACGGTTTTGGGACTAATTAAACATAATTGCCTATTCCGGATTTCCTGCGCAAACACTGCCCTTCATTAGAAACACCGGAAGACCATGGCGCAGCAGCATCACGATCTGCACGCACCCGGAGGACGGCGGAGGGTGCTTACTTCCAACAAACAAACCCGCTCAATCAGTAACACGGGAACCCCGCGCCGCACGGTTGCACTCCTGACTAACAGCCCCTTCCTATAGTCAGACGAAAGGAGGTAGCGGATTCTCGCCTTAGTCCCGGCAGTAAGTGCCGGGCGGAGCGAAACCGCACCGGGCATCGCAGACGTACAGCTACAAACTAAAGTAACTCCAAAGAATGTTCCTTAGCTGCACTTCCTTCGGTCAGCTGCAGGAGGGCGGCTTGGTGGGTGATTGTGCGGCTATCAGCCGCGTTTCATCCCGCCAAGCGGCACGGTGAGCAAAAGGCTGCCCTTCCGAGAAATGCTGTCGGTGAAGGAATGTTCCGGTTAAACACTGACGGAGCAGGGCGGGCGCATGGGGGTGCTGTCCTGTAAGGCGGCGCCCTGATGCGGCTGCGCTGCGGGGAGTAATCAGACGATAAGCCGCTCGCAAAAGTATTCCGCCCCAGCCCGACACTTGGTCATTGCCTTCACCTGCTATCACATACCTGTTAGAAACCCGGCTCCATCAACTTGATATCCCCGTTAATTGCTAGCAAATTAGTTGTTCCGGAACGAACCGGGAACAAGAATCCGCTAGCAGAATCTGGCAGCCGGCTTCTTCCAGGATGAAACAGTTGCTAGCATTATTCCCGATCTGCAGCACACGATCCGGAAGAATCCGCTAGCACTTTTACGCAGCTCGAGCACGAGATCCGGAAAAGTCTGCTAGCAAATCTTTCATTGACCAAGATCTTCCGGAGCGTATTTTGCTAGCAATCGTTTCCCCCTACTCTTTCCCCTTGCCCGCTTTCTCCAACCTGTCGAGTGCCGACAGAAAACCCCGCACGGCTTCGCCTTGCTCCTGGTACCTTCGTTTCAGTTCTCCGTGTTCCTTCGCTTCTTGCTTGTAGTGGATACAGAAGCGGGGGGATTCCCGCACAATGTATTTGATTGCTTCGCTGGCGCTTCGTTTCCCGGTAAGGCTTTTCAGCGCTTCGAGTTGTTCGGCTTCTTCGGCGGTCAGCCGCAGGGTGATGGTACTTACTTTTTCACTCATTATTTGTCTCCTTTCGCTGTTACGCTATTGCCATCGGTTCCACTTCCAACGTGGCCATCACTTGCGGTCATACGTTTGCTTGCGGCGTCGGTCTCGTTCATGGCTGACGGTTGCTGTTCCCGGTTCATCACTTCCGCCCTTCGGTATGCTTCGGCATACGTCTGGCAGTGTATTCCATATCGTTCAATCGTGACGCCTGCGGCTGTCACTTCGTGCGCCACGCACCATCCTGTCCGCATTTTGCGTGGATAGTAGTGTGGAGCGCCATTCGCTTTTTTATTTTCATTCATCATGGTCGCTTTTATTGGCTATGAGGCTGATTTGTTCCTGATACCGGTACCGGAATGTTGTCCGTGACTGCTGTCCGCTATTGCCCCCACGGCATCCCTTAGCCGCTTCAACAGGAACAACCGGGGCATCCGCAGGCGTTTGTTCCCGTGCATCTCGCCTAGAATTTGCCATACGGGATTTCCTATTTCGCCATGTCCGGACAGTTTGAGCACCTCCTCCAGTTCCCGGGGGGAAAGATTGTAAGGGCTTAGGGCCTCTATCAACCCTTTGGGATTACGTGGCTTTTGTTCGCACGCCACCGCCTCCACTTGTGGCGGGCGTTGCCCGGTAATTGTGGAAGTAGTATTGCCACCTGTTGCAATGGTAGTTTCAGGTTTATTTCTCCCCAACGGGGTGGAAGAAAGCAAATATTTCGCTTCCTCCTCCGTGAGTTCTCCGATAGTCGGTAGGGGGATAGAGGAGGACTTTTCTTTGTTTTCTTTTTCTTTGCTTTTCTTTTCTTTGTCGATTTTTTCCGGAAGGTTTCCGGAAGTTTCCGGAAAGTTCTGGAAATCTTCCGGAAGTTTCTCGAAAGTAGGTTCTACTGTTGTCGGTGACATTGACACGTCCGGTGCGTTTTGCCCGGTCGGTTCCGCGGCTGTCGCAGTTTCAAACAGGGGCATACTGACGGGTTCCTTTATGGGTTGCTCCGGTTCTACGAGAAGAATATCCAGCGGGATATACATTTTCTTCTTCGCCAGTTTGCAGATGTCTATATATCGGCTCTGAATGGCCCGGGAGGTGAGAATACATTTCATCTTCCACACGACGGGGTCGAACAGGCAGATTTCGGCGCAATAGTCTACGATCTCTTTCACCCGTTCCTCGTTCATGCCCCAATAGTCGGCACAGTCGAAAAGCTGATCTTCCGTCCAGCGGATATACGAACCGTCGACACGGTAAATTTCGTTCAACGCGTATTGATATACGGCATAGCCGTCACACCCGTATTTCTTCTTCAGGCGTTTTATTTTGATGTCCTGAAAGCGGTCTGTTTCCGCTTTGTAATAGGAAAATCCGTTCTTGCTCATATTCTTCTGCTGTAATTAGATGCCAGGTAATTCATGATTTCTTCTTTGCTGTATAGGAAAGTCCCGCCCAGTTTATAGAACGGGATAGCTCGCTCCGCGCGCAGGTTTCTCAATGTCGAGTTGCTGATGTTGAGCAATTTGCATACGTCAGTGGAGCGGATGAATACGGCATCCTCCGGGATGGTGTCGAGGACAACGGGCTGAACAGGTTTGTATTTCGTCCCTTTTGCTTCTCGTTCTTCGGTTGTATTTCCGGGTTCCATGATTCTCATGTTCTTGTTTTCTGTTTTCATAATTCTGTTTTTATTTGGATTCATATTCAGTTATTTAAGTCTTTGAGAGTGATTTGGTCGAGATGGGCCAACTGGAGGCTGTTCAGGGCGTGGATCGTTTTTATAATCCACCCTTTCAGAACGATTCTCCGGTGTCCTTCGATGTTGCCGTAGTGTTGCAGTGCACGGGTGATTGCCAGGTGCATTTCGCGTTTGGAAATACTTCCATGTTCATACGCTATCATACTGTCGATAGCTTTTTGCTCCAGTTGTTCCTGATTGACGATTTTAATTGCTTTCATTCGTTTGCGGCTTTATTATTGGGTGATTTTTGAGATTCTTTCTTTGCGTACATGTCTTTGAGAGCTGCCATGTCTTTCATTACTTTCGTGTCAACCACTCTGGCATATATCTGTGTGGTTGCAATGTTGGCGTGTCCTAACATTTTAGATACGGTTTCCAATGGGATTTCACGTTGTAAAGTGATTGTAGTGGCAAACGTATGGCGTGCAATGTGAACAATCTGCTCGAAAGCAGGTGAACGCAGAGAAGCGAAGTATAATAGATAAAGTGCTTGAAATGAACCGTTTCTCTATATGTTGCCCAATAGCGAAAGTTCAGAATACGGCATATTCAGGCAGCTTTTCAGTTACCAAACCGTTAACCGGTCAGTTACCGGATGGAAACAGGTAACCGAAAGCAGATAAAAGAACTTGAACCGCAGTTTTGTTTCGCTGATACACAGTATTTTGCATATCAAAGAACGCTTATATGCCGGGTAACTTTGCCCACAAAAAATATAAGCGTATGAAAGACGAAAAATTTAAGGTGCTGCTCTACCTGAAAAAGAGCGCCCCCGACAAGTCGGGCAAAACTCCCATCATGGGACGGGTAACGGTCGGTCGCTCGATGGCGCAGTTCAGTTGCAAACTCTCCTGCACGCCGGATTTATGGAATCCGCGTGAAAGCCGCCTGAACGGTAAAAGCCGGGAAGCGGTAGTAACCAATGCCAAACTGGACAAACTGCTGCTTTCGGTCAATGAGGCTTACGCTGCATTGATGGAGCGCAAACAACCATTCACCGCCGAAGATGTAAAGAACCTGTTACAAGGAAGTGTCGATACGCAAATGACACTGCTCAGAAGGTTAGACCTGCTGATTGATGATTTGAAATTCCGTGTAGGCGTGGATGTCGCAGCCGGAACCATTCCGGGTTACCACTACACCCGTAAAGCCCTTGCGGGGCTGGTTAAAAAGAAGTTCAACACTTCGGACATAGCCTTCGGACAGCTCAACGAACAATTCATCCGGGATTTTCAGGAGTATGTCCTTGACGAGAAAGGGCTGGCGATGGATACTGTGCGCCACTATCTGGCAATACTGAAGAAAATCTGCAAGCTGGCTTTCAAGGAAGGACATTCCGAAAAGCTTTATTTCGCCCATTACAAACTTCCCAAACAGAAAGAGAGTACCCCAAAAGCCCTCAGCCGTGAGGACTTTGAGAAAGTCAGGGATGTGGAAATCTCTTCCCGGCGACCGTCACTGGCACTCACACGGGATTTGTTTCTTTTCGCCTGTTATACCGGGACTTCATACGCCGATACGGTTTCCATTACCCGTGACAATCTGTTCACCGATGACAACGGCGAATTGTGGCTAAAATACCGCAGAAAGAAAAACGAGCTACTGGCACGTGTCAAGCTATTGCCCGAAGCCATTGCCATGTTGGACAAGTTCAAGGACGACACACGAGAAACATTGCTCCCTGTACAGGACTACAGGGTACTAAGAGCCAATATGAAAAGCCTCCGCGTTCTCGCCGGAATGAAAGCCGATCTGGTCTTCCATGCCGGGCGGCACAGCTTCGCCAGTCTGGTCACGCTCGAAGAGGGTGTCCCCATTGAGACCATCAGCCGGATGCTTGGGCACAGCAATATCCAGACCACACAAATCTACGCCCGTGTCACCCCGAAAAAGCTGTTTGAAGAAATGGACAGGTTTATCGAGGCTACAAGTGATTTCAAATTAGTTCTATAACATTCTAAATACAAAACGATTATGCGCAGTACATTCAAGCAACTCTATTACATAAACCGGGCAAAGGTGAAAGCGGACGGCACGACAGCCGTCCTGTGCCGCATCACCATTGATGGTAAAAACAGCGTCATCACGACGGGCGTCTATTGCAAGCCCGAAGATTTCAACGCTAAAAAGGGAGAAGTCAAAGACGGCAAGGCAAACGGCACGCTCCTGAAATTCCGGGAACGTATCGGACAGACCTACGGGCAGATACTCAAGGAACAGGGTGTCATCAGTGCGGAGCTACTGAAAAGCACGCTTACCGGTGTAAATGCTGTTCCCGTTACCTTGTTACTAACAGGTACGGAGGAACTGGAACGGTTGGAAAAACGCTCCGTTGAAATCAAATCCCGTTCCACCTACCGCCAGTCCGTCATTTTTCAAGAATGTTTGAGACAGTACCTCCTGACTTTAGGCAAAGAAGATATTGTTTTTTCTGAAATATCAGAACAGTTCGGACTATCCTACAAAGTGTTCCTGTTAAAGGACATGGGTTGCAGCACCGACAAAATGAACAAATGCCTTTGCTGGCTGAACAGGCTGGTTTATATTGCCGTTGACAGGGAAATCATAAGGTCGAACCCGTTGGAGGATGTTGCTTACGAAAAGAAAAATCCGCCCAGACTTCTCCATATCAGCCGTGGAGAGCTGAAACTGATGATGGAGACTCCGATGGAAGATCCCATGCTGGAGCTGGCTCGCAGGATGTTCATCTTTTCTTCGCTGACCGGACTTGCATACGTGGATATATACAGGCTTTATCCGCATCATATCGGAAAGACCGCGAACAACCGGATTTATATCCGTGAAAAGAGAGGCAAGACCAATGTGGAGGCTTTCATCCCGTTGCATCCGATAGCGGAACGGATACTTTTACTCTATAATACAACCGATGACACGAAGCCTGTATTCCCGTTGCCAATCCGTGATATTCTGTGGCATGAGATACACGCTATCGGCAATGCGCTGGAGTTCAAGGAGAACCTCTCGCACCATCAAGCCCGGCATACGTTCGGAACGCTCCTGTTATCAGCGGGTATCTCGATTGAGAGCATAGCCAAGATGATGGGGCATACGAATATTTCCACCACACAGGTCTATGCCAAAGTAACAGACCAGAAAATATCGGACGATATGGACAAGCTGATGGAGAAGAGAAAAACAATGAATACTAATGCAATCAAATGAAAATAAGACATGGAACAAACGAAAATAGTAATCAACGGGAACGGCGCTGTGTCTGTTCCCGACAAAGTGATGATGCAGGATTTTGAGATAGCCGGGCTGTTCGGGGTGACGATACCGGCTGTACGTGCCGACATACGCATCATTTTGAAAACAGGCATCGTAACGGGTGACTTCACCAATGGCGCAACGTTGGTTGGTAACAACATTTTGCCGGATTATTACGGACTGGATATGATTATGGCTCTGGCTTTTCGGATTCATTCACCACAGGCAGAGGTTTTCCGCAGGTGGATATTAGAAAAAGCAATCAAAGTGGAAAAAGGTATAACCCATCAACCGATTCTTATTTCAATTGATAAATCCATCAACGGGTTTGTTAATTGATTGACGTGTCAATCAATAATCGGCTCAGTCATTTCCGTTACAGGGGCGAAGTAAGTTCCGGGAAAGTGAGCATTCAAGTTCAAGCCCGAAGGGTTACGGCTGAAATCTCCACCTTGCAGGTAGTATTTAAGCCCTAAAACTTGCCTGCTCCCTCCCCTTGCACACAAGAAAGCCCCTGCAACGAAAACGACCGACCCGATAATGACGCATAGTATTTGATACCAAAGAGGCACAACCGAAAAATCCGGCTGTGCCTCTTTGGATTGATGGTATTGCGTAAATGCAACAAAAACTCCCTTACCTCAAAATCTGCATAGTTACTGCCAAGCCTTTTGATGGTGCTTTTCCAGCATCCGTTGGATTTCCGATTCCTTGTAGAGTACCTTGCCGCCCAACGTGATATAGGCAATCTGCCCGTTTGTCCGCCATTCCTGCAAAGTCCTGCGGCTGACTTTCAACCTTACGGACACCTCCCTGTCTGTCAGGAATCGTTCACCGCCCAATGTGGGGCGATGGTTGGCAACAAGCCGTTCCATACCCGATAACATCCTTTCTAAGGAACCGAACAGGCGTACCACCCGTTCGTTCCCATCGGTAATAATCTCGCTCATACTTATTTCTTTTTAAGTTTATTGATTAACGATTCCACATCTTCGGGACGATAATACATCTTATGCCCGATTTGGGTATAAGACAGTGCGCCTTTGTCACGATAGGTTTGTAATGTGCGTTTCGATATACCGAGTATCTCACATACTTCCTGATTGTCGAGCCACTTTTGCAGGGCTTTGTCGCCACTCATTCCACACAGTTTCTCTACCTTTTCGGCAAAGGTTTCGAGTCTTGCCATCATCATTTCCCATGTTCGGGATTCTACATTGATTATTTCCATGATTCTATCTTTTAAAGTGTTATTCTTCTTTTTTCACCGGCAAAGAAATGATAAATCTTCCGTATCTCAATGAAATTCAGCGAAGTGGCAGCTTGTTGCGCCGGAATGGAAGCATGTGGCGTTCAAGTCGGTTCAAATGACACATTGCATGGATTGGTTATTCTTAGGTAGCCGATGATAAACAGCTGACCAGCAAAACGCAACAAACCAAGCAGACTTAATACACTTGTTAAAGAGAAGTTTGATACATTACTCCGCATAAGCATCGCAATCTGCTGACTTGCTGAATTATATGAATTTTATATCCTTACTTTGCCGTGTGCAGTCAGTCAAGTATACTGATCATATAACATACATAGTATTCACTTTTAATCCAATCAGACAATGAAAGAAAAGACAAACGAGCCTATCGACATCCGGGATTTTATCGGTAGCGTGAATGATTACGGCAAACACATACCGGTTGAGGGTGGAAGCCGGCAAACGGAGGGGGATGTTCCGGCATTGCCACCTTCGCCCCATGAATCACCTTTGCAAAATGAACCGAATGTACAGGGTGAACCTATCCGAAGAACCACCTCCAAACAACGCAAGGCATCGTTGGATGAATATCGGGAACAGTTTCTCCGAACTCCGAAGATTACCGACCGGCAACCCGTGTTTGTCAGCCGTGCCACTCGTGACAGTATTGACGATGTTGTACGCAAGCTCGGTGAACGCAAAATGAGCGTGTCGGGATTTTTGGAGAATCTGGCACGGCATCATCTGGAACTCTACAGAGAGGATATTGAACAATGGAGGAAGTTGTAATCTGCCGTTATTCAATGGAGCAAGTCGGCACAGTGACCGGGTGGATATACTGTGCCGACTGTGAATAAAGCTAATTTTTCAATCCGAAATTCGGAGGATTTTTGAGTTCATTGGAACTCAGCAAGGTGTCTTTTGAGTTACTCAAAAGGCTGCGAGTTACTCGCTGCACCTTGCCCTAAAGGGAATAATCGCCCTCCGAAGTCGGGCGATTAAAAAATTCAATCAGAAATGAATTGATAATGAACTTTACATGAACTTTATTCGCTTGTTTGAAGATAATCTTATAACTTTGCAACAATAAGTGATTTACACTAAATTAGTTTATGTTTTGAGGTCCTAAAAAGCCTTGCAAATAAAGAATTTGCGAAGCAAGAACAAAATGAACTAAAATATAAGATGAAATACTTAATATAAGAATTTAAATATGGCGCATGCTTTAAATTTTATAGATTTGTTTGCCGGTGCAGGTGGTTTGTCCGAGGGTTTTATTCGGGCAGGGTTTACTCCTATTGCCCATATTGAAATGAATAAATATGCTTGTGATACATTGCGTTCAAGAATGGCTTATCATTACCTGATGCAGCACAATAGATCTGATGAATATGTTAAATATCTAAGAGAGAAGCAGGAAGGGGAAAGCGGAGAGAAACTTTGGCTTACAGTTCCTCAAGAGATAATAGATTCGGTAATTAACAAGGAAATATCAGATGAAACATTACCTGAAATCTTTGTGAAGGTTGATAAACTTAAAGGAGACAAACAAGTGGATCTTATCATTGGTGGACCGCCTTGCCAAGCTTATTCTATTGTTGGACGTGCTCGCGACCCCGAAAATATGAAAAAAGACCCGCGTAACTTTTTGTACAAATATTATTTGCAGTTTTTGAAACGGTATGAACCTAAAATGTTCGTCTTTGAAAATGTACCGGGAATTTTGTCTGCACAAAACGGAATCCATTTAGAGAATATAAAAAAAGGAATAGATAAAGCAGGCTATAAAATTGAGTTAAGGAAACTGAAAGCGTCTGATTATGGAGTTCTTCAAAATCGTGAAAGAGTTATCATTGTTGGTTGTACAATCGCCAAATCAAAAAATTCCCGACCGAAAAACAAAATGTGTCATTAAAACACATATTAACATAAAACAAAATGTGATTTTTGGTGCAAAATTAAAGCCTGTTTAAACGATGATTAAACAGGCTTTAATTTTAATCTATGATCATGTAAACTGATAAATCAGGATTAGCAACAAGCGGAAGAACATCTTCATCATCAAGAACGCTCATTGCATATCTATGAATACTTTTCTTTATCATTTCCAACGTTGGTTTTTCAAGGAATATGGAACTGGCATATGTCACCAGTTCGTTTCCTTCGTTATCGGTTCTGTCAATAGATTGAATTGCATATCGTATTATCCATGTTCCATCGGATAATTGTTCGATCGGCTTAGCCAATTTCCGGGGTAAGATATTTTTTCGCATTGCCTTTTCTTATTTGTTTTTTTAATTGTTTCTTAAAATTATATTCGTTCTTCAACACAAAAACCTCCCAATGTCCCTGAACATAAAAATATTTCCACCATGCAGGATTAATACGTTTCGCCACTTTCCGTCTTAGATTGTACGTATTGAAATGCCTCATTAATCCATAGTAGGAATTCAGGGTGGCAACAAATTTGTCCGCGTGTGCTTCCGCAAAGCCTTCCTCCGCTATTTTATTATATTTGTTGATTACATCGTATAAATTACCGACAACACGGTTTGAAATATAAATCCGACCGGGTAAAATGAATGCCCCTACAAACAAAACTCCCTTAGAATAATGCTGTATATATATTTTCTTAGGATGTAATTTAAGAAGCAACTGTTCTTGCAGGTAACTGTCAAGCAAAGGAACAGTATTTAGAATATCTTCTTTATTACGCATTACAAAGGCGAAATCATCCACAAAACGCACATAATACTTGATTCCCAGTATTTCGGAAACATAGTAATCAAAACAAGAGCCGATAAAATTTGCGAATTTCTGCGCATGAAGACTGCCGGGGGCAAAACCATGATCCGGATCAGCATGAAACAAACTTTTATCATGAGGTAACTCATCCCATAAATGCAACGGTGATTTCCTATAACATTTATGCTGTGGCTGGTGAAAGATAACAGTGCGCAATATATATAATAAACATTCTATATCGTCGCCTTTATAGTTATCCCGGATAAACAGGTCGATCATTTCCCATAACAGGGATTTGGACATTGACATAAAGAAGCTTTTGAAATCACCCTTGAAAATGTATGCGTCTTTCGTATAATTTTCACTAACTTCCATGATCATCCCATTCAGATAGGTAACAGCCGAAAGTGCTCCTTCGCCAATACGGCAATTTTTTGAAACATTTCCCTGTGCCTGAAAACGTTCTTCCAAAATAGGATCAAGGCGCAGATCCGCCCAATGTTGTATTACACGATCAACATAAGCGGAAGCAAAAATTTCACGAAGAACGGGCTTTTTCCGTATGAAGCATTTTGAATAATCAGGTTCGTAGCGACCGTATCTGATAGCATCCCACACGGCAACCAAATCCGTGTCATATTCAAACGAAAACTCTATGCAGTCATCTGTATTGCGTTTATTCTTGCAACAGACGTCAAATGCATGCACGATGGAAGATAAGGGTATGTCATAGATCGGTTTATCTGTTGCGGAAACGGGACGAACCCTGCCTGCGTTAGTCTTGTTGTTCGTGTTCACGTTGCCGTTGTTCATGTTCACGTACCACGCGTTCGAGGATTCAGCATTCACTGTCTTAGTCTTTCCCGGTTCATCACCGGGGGAATGCCCAATAGATAAATTAGATTGCTCTCCCATAAACTCCGTGAAGATTATGGCTCTGGCTTTACGGAAGCTGTCTTTTCCTGGGAAGCGGTGAAATTACGCCACCCTATAATTTGCTTTTCAATCGACGTAATCATCTCAATGATGTCTGCTGTCGTCTGAATATTGATCAGTTTCCGGTCTCGACATACCCTTAATAAGAGTTTCAATGTATCAAACTTAACAAGGAATTCGTTCAGGTATTCCACGCGACGCGGAAGGCTTGAATTTGCATAACGGATCAACTCACAACAGCGAAGGGCGGACATCATAAGTTCCGTACCGAATTCGTACCTGTAATTCTTCGGAAACTTGTCTCTTGCATCGAGTATCAACATTAATAACCGATACATACACTGATAGACTGGTCTGTCTTCTGCTTTTCCCATGTTAATTCTTGATATTTTTTAAATTTTTCTTTTGCTCCGCAAAGTTAATGATTGTCAAACTATTAACACTCATTTTTTCAAAATTTTAAAACTTAAAAAGCCCCTACCGGGGCTAATTAAACGTAACTATCTAAGAGATAAAGAGTTAAAGAGACAAAGAATCTATTGCGGAAACGGGACGAACCCTGCCTGCGCTAGTCTTGCTGGTCGTGTTCACGTAGCCGCTGTACATGTACACGTACCACGCGGTCGAGGAGTCGTATTCGGTGCTGCTCCAATACCAGTCGGTTGTAATTATATTTTGATTACCTGATACAGAGGACAGCAACTCGTTGATTTCGGTCTTATATTTGGCGATGATGATCAGTTCTCCTTCGCTGGGAAGATACCACTCGGTTTTGTCTTCAAGTCCGTCCAGCTCAAGCGTACAAGCCTTATAGCTCTTTGCTGCTTCCGCGGCTGGTGCACCGACAACACCGGAATTATCCTTAACTCCTGCGGTGGCTTCTATGATAGCATCAGTATTTTGCTTTCCGTCTGCCGTTTCATAAAGCCCTTGATTACCGTTCCCGTAATTCTTAACGCCACGAATGTCCGTACCGTATGCCCCCCATTTGAAAGTACGTCCGCCTATATCGTCAGTGCAGTCGCTTTTCGCTATGACGAACTGGCGACGATCCGCACGGATACGGACACCTATACGCAAGTATTTTGAACGGTTATTTGCACTAAGGGAATTCCATTCTTCAGCAGTAAAGAACACGTTGACACCGTCTTCGATCCGGATTGTGGCAAAGGACAGGTCAAGCAGCCCGCCAGCCCATCTGATATATTTTGCAATATCACTGGCAGGCGTATTTTCGTTCACGCTGGTGAAACCGATCTCCTGCAAAACAGATACCTGTTCTTCTTTATTCATACGCAAAAGCAGTGCGCTTTCATTATTCTTGTCTGTCATAAATACACTGTTTTTAATGGGTTAATCTTCTGCCGTTGCCCTTACATGCAACAGGCTTGTATTTTTATTCTGTACGGTCATGTGTCCGGTATTCAAATTACACGTCCATGCATTTGTCGTATCATAGTACGTGCTCGTCCAATAGTATTTGTCCGTCAACAGCATGCTGTCACTGCTCCAAAATGCACGCAGCATTTCATTGATTTGGTCACGGTATCGATACATGATCATCATCTGTCCGGAAGAAGGCAAGAACCATTCTGTATCATCTTCCAGACCGTCGCCATCAAGCGTGAAGGCTTTATAGGCTACGGCAGCTTCCGCAGCGGGTGCGCCTTCCACACCGTTCGAGTTTGTTCCTTTCAGGGCATCAAGGATCAGGTGTGTATCCTCTTTCCCGGTGAAGCAGGTGTACATTTTGCCCAGCATCTTTGCGGAAAGCCCGTCGATCGTTTTACCAAGACCGCCCCAATAGAAACTGGAGGACAAGTCCCCTGCATAACATTCTTGTGCAGCGATGACAAAGGACTGCGAATGCGCCCGGATACACAAACCACGACGGATAAACTTCAACTTGTTGGCAGGGGTCAATGAGTTCCATTCTTCACGGGTAAAATACCATTTGGAATTATCGGAAATCCGGTTACATGCCACCCGCATGTCCAGCAATCCGGCAGCCCACTTTATCCGGTTCGGGAACTCGCTGGCACGCGAGTTCTCCGTAATGTCGGCAAAGCCTACCGCCTGCAGGGCTTTTACCTGTTCCTGTTTATTGAGGCGCAGCAGGGTTGCGCTCTGTTCTTTTGTACTCATGTTATTTGCTGTTTACTATATCGTTAATATCCATATTTTCTTCCGCAAACCGTTGCAGGTATTCTTCATAGGTTTCACCATTATAATAGTCTATGATTTCACCCACATTGTCAAGGGTCACTTCCTCATAATAAGGCTCGCCACCGTAGGACTCGTTATTGAACCAGTCAATGATCTTGATATAAGCGTCGATTATAGTGCTGACGGTCAGACCTTCGAAGCCGTTCCGGATCGCTTCTATATCCGAGTTCTCGATAACTTCATCCAGCAGATAGTTCCCGGTAAGTACGGGCTTCTCTACCTGATTACCGTTTTCATCCAGTCCCCCTATACCGAGCTGCAGGATTTCCAGCACTTCCGAACCGTTCCCGATGAAATCACGGTTGGTGATACGGATATGGCGGAATACGACATTACCTTCCTGCGAATCGATTATATCGCGGATCATCTTTACAACGTCAATAAGCGGGCAGTTTTCCACGCGCAGTGTGGTGATGTTCGGCATGGACTCAACAACGATGCCTGTGTCCGCATTCAGCCCTTTATAGCTCAACTTATCGAGGTTCATCAACTTGAACTGTGTCATGGTGGTCGGCAATTCCGCATATTGAACCGGACAGCCACCGACAAAGTTGACGATCTGCAAGGAACTGCCGTATGCCAGCAGACGCAAAAGGCGAGTTGCTCCGGTCAGGTCAAGAGATACCAGCTTTTTGAAGTTCTCGACGTTCAGGAGTCTCATATACGGTTTTTCACCGAGCGGAAGATCTGTGACGCTATTGTTGGCATATCCTTCGCGCTTACTGCCGAACACCAGTTCCTCGACGCGGATCAGCGTAGTGAAGTCCTTTGCCTGCGTTCCGTCGATATTGACAGTACTCAAATCACCCAAAGACTTGATCTTTGATGCACCGATAATATAGATCGCGCTCGATGAGTTTGAACCGTCGAAATGGAATGTCACCTTTGAACCGTCTTCTTCCGCCCATGCCCCCTGTTGTGCGGCTGGCGTATTGAAGCCCGCCCACAATTTCCATTGCTCACTTGCAGTCACTTCGATATTGATGTTCTCACCGATGGCGCGGAACATGCACATATTATCCGCCTTTAGGATCGTGCTGACACCGAAATAAGCATCAAGGAAATCATAACGGGCAGATACATAGTAATGGCGGTAAGGGATACCCATACCGGAGATCACGTTGAATGCCTGACCGCCCGGATTGGTGATGTACTTCGCCACGGAATCACGGCAGGCAACGATTGCGGGTATCATCAGGTGGTCTTTTTCTTCCGATTCACGTAATACGGCTTCATAGGAGAAGGCAGACTCGCCACCCGGAAGACGCGATGTACGAATTTTCTCTGCGGTCGCTGCAAGCCCGACCTGATCGTAACGCCACATACCTTGCCATACGACACTCATACGTCCGGCAAACACGTTTTCCCCCTCCATGACGCTGTCAAGCATCACATTATACGGAAGTTTGAAGATACCGGAGTTATTCTTTCCGTTCGTACTGTCCGAGTCGTAGTCATGATTCATATACCAGCGATAGACACCATCCGGGCACAAATACAAAGCCCACATACTGTTCTTTGACAACTGGTCGACGCCTGAATGATACAGGATACGAACCAAGTACGCGCGGAAAGAAGCCACGCTGCAATACTTGTCCATTTCCTCAACCAGCTTCCGGTATCGGTTTTCAATCGTGTCGCTAACCTGTACCCCGTTGATGCTGATTTTGCCGCCTGCCATTCGGTTCTTCGGATTGCATGAATACACCCATTCGCAGAACTGTTTCCAGCGGTACGGTGTCTTCTTTCCAAGCGCGTAAGCAAGGCTCATGTCATCATCATCCGGTGTACGGAATTCAAAGAACATCGTCCATTTCGGGACAAGGCTTTCCGTTGACAGTTCCGCACCGTACAAGCCTTTCACCCACTTGCTGTGCGTCGACTGCATGGTCATGAAGTTGTCTATGTCATCGAAGATGCACATGCCTTCATAATCGAGCATTTCAACGCATTCAACCGGGTTCAGGACACGTCCGGTAACGACAGTTTTCTTGCCGTTGAAAGAGATTGTCCCGGTAGTGTTCTTCCATGCCCCGTCAACATATTCCATAAACTTGTACGAAGCGTCCGTCGATTTGGAAAGCATGTAGATCGTATCCTGATCGTAGTCGCCAGTATGAGACATGAAATAGGATTCCGTCACATCCGGAAGATCGGTGAAGTCGCCATAACTCAAACAGTCGGCATTATAACCGGGAACGTCCTTGAAACCGAAGGTCGGTGGGTTTCCCTTGTCGATGTTCCAGTCACCACGACACCAGAAATAGGCGTCATTGATATTTCCGGTATCCGATTTGAAGACAAGTACGCTGTTACCATCGATAGAGGTACGCAAGTCCAGCGTGTTGTTTTCATCCGCGTAATACGCGTTCTGTGCCGGAGTCATGTATTCCTCGCCCAAAGCCTTCTGCATATCGTTATTGATACGGGAAATCGGGGTGTTCACCTTGTCAGGTGATGCATAATTAACCTTCAGACAGACCTTGTCGAATGGGATAGTCTCGCCACGCAGGATGATTTTCCTGTTTGCAATCGCATCAAGCAAAGCCTGCGGAGCCAGTTCCGGATACATTGCGCGGATAGTTGCCTTTTTCAGCTTGTATTTCCTGTTCTTATAGGTCGGATAGAAGGCGGATGTCGTACCCTGATTGGTCGTTTCCACGTTCTCGATAATAAGGCTCATACCTTTGTCCTTGCAGAACAGGTACAGGTCTGTATATATCTTGGTGGACGTGTCCGTTACGTTGTCAAGCGTTTCAAGTTTATAATCCCCGTGCGGCATTTCCACCAGACAGTCACACATTTCAAGTGCTTTGTTCAGGTCGATTTTATTGTCGGTCAGGATATCGTTCTTTTTGTTCAAAGCGATCATTTCGTCCGTATCGGACTTGCCGATTACAAACTCGTCATTGATCTGTTCGTCCGCCATTTCCTTTTCCCAAGAGAGCAAGCGGTACATGTATAGTTCCCCGGCTGTTCCGGAGAAGCTGATTTGTTCGGACTGTTTGATCGCGCTTTGTCCTGCCGTATATTTGGATGCGCCAATCAGGTCACCGTCACAATATAGCTTGATATAGCCTTTGCCGTCCTCTTCCGCATTTGCCTTTTCAATGACAAAGGCAAACTCGTAGATGTCGCCCGGCTTGAAATAACGTTCAATCAGTTCAGTTCCGAGTGCTTTGAAGTACACGCATTTTGAAGTGATACGCCACCCGATTTGGTTTGCTTCGTCCCAGCATGACACAACGTTCGCGTCAGGATCGGCAGCGTTCTGCGTTTTTATCTTGATGATGGTAGTCGATCCGGTCTGCTCAATATTGGTACGGTTATAGGGACGATAAGTACACAATGCGGTGGCATCATCCGAAACCTTGAACGCTTTTCCTTCGGTCTTGTCAGCGACAAAGGCATTCGTGGAATAGTTAAACCCGGTCTGCTTCATTTCATAAAGTCCGTACAGCCATGATTTGTCCTGATCCGAATTGTCCTTGTCTGCCGGATTAAAATAGATCATATAGCCGGAATCACCGTTGATGTCTATGACGGAACTGTTAACGGAGTACTCGATCGTATTGCTTTCTCCGGCTCCACATTTGCCGTAAATACCCAACGTATTCCGAATGTTGTCTGCAATCGTAAAACCGTCGACACGGGTGGACAGATTGAATGTGCTGTTACGTCCTACTGATACGGTAGTCAGTACTGTGTCGGTTTCATTATTGTCCCCGGTAGAGGTATTGGTAACTTTTGCGACCTTGTGTATTTCGACATGGGCATCGGTAGCGACATGGCTGGGATCATAGCATGCCACTTCGATGTTCAGGTTTGCATACTTCCTGACCGACCATGCCGTTTCCGTTTCTTCCGAATGCGCCAATGAAACGATGGGCATAAGGCTGGACGGGTTGACGATCATCACGTCAAAGAACTGGTAGTTCGACCATACGCCCGATTCCACGTCCTGTGCGACGATTCTGACAGTATATGCACCGTGTGTCAATTCCAAAGACGAAACGTTGATTTGCAAGTCCTGTGAGCGTGTGGAAGCCACGCTGGTTTGTGAGATCAGCTTCCATTCTTCACCCACTTTAATATGTGCCGTAACGGTGGATTTATTGGCGGAGGACAGTTTGAACACGTCCGTCATGGTGACAAGTCCCGAACCTTCCTGCAATGTTTTGTACAAAGCCCATACACGGGAAAGTTTCAGGTTTACAGCCGTGACGCTGATTGTCTTCTGTGCGGTGTTTCCCCCGTCATCGGTGGCGACGACCACGAACTTGCGGTTCATCGCTTCACTGAAATAGCTTTTTACCGGAATGGTGAAAGAGTAGTCCTTATCGGATGCGGAGCTTTCCCGGTTCACGTTGAACGTTTCAAGCGTTTCCCCCGTTGACTTGTCTTTCAGTTGCAGGGTTTCGATATTGTTGTATGAAACCATCTCACCCGATCCGGTACGCGACATGATCGCAAGCCTGATTGTCAGGTCGTCAGTTCCGAGTGCGGCATACAAGGAGGTCTTTTGCGGATAGATGTACACGATTGTCCCGGCAACGTCCCCACCGCCACCAGTTCCGACTGCAAAGGTGAAACCGTCGCCTAGCGGCATTCCTTCCGCATTTTTCATATATACACGCACCGTCCCGTCTTCTGCCTGTTCTCCATCCACGTCAACGGGCATGGCATCATAAACAGCACCGCCTGCTACCGGATTAGTGCTGTCCTTGATAATTTCGGAATCAGTATCGACAGTTCCTCCAGCGGCAGAACCGAAGTCAGTCCATGCTGCCAAGTCATTATAATCGGCACGGGACGCGCACAACTGTTTGGATTCAAATGTTTCCTTTCCGGTACGGTAGATAATAACCACACCGGGCTTGATACATTCCGTTTCATTCGCTGTCTCGTAAGCTGTCAAGGCATTGATAGCTGTTTGAAGAATATAATATCCGCTTGATAGTGGTGCAATTTCATCGACCAGTAGCACCGCGCCTTTGCCCGTCATGTCACCACCAGCACCACCGAAGTCCGTCCAGTTCGTTTCTGTGGCAAAACCTTCAAGGGATGATCCGGCAAACTGCTTTGACTCCCATTCACCATCAGCAACTTTATAGGTTAATACTATACCCGGTTTGCGGTAAGTTATATTATCCACATCCTCCCTTTCCGTTATTGCGGCAATAGCTGCGGGCAAGGAATAGACAGAGCCGCCACAGATTTCGTTGACATTGATAACGGACAGGGCTTTGTTAGCCAGAGACAATGCTGAAGACGCGGTAGCCTGTGCGTCCTCAGCTGATTTCTTTGCCGCTTTTGCAGCCAAGTCTGCAGACGCGGCTAACTGCATCGCGTCGGAGTCGGCAGAAAGCAAAGCCCCGGCAAAGTAGATGTAGGTTTTGTTGCCGAACAAGTATATTTTATTCTCGTGCGGGTGTGTGCGGTCGGTATTCATATAGTCATCAACACCTTTCCAGCTTGGATAATACTTGTTGTCAACGAAGCTGGCAAATTTACCCAGACTGGCGACAAATACAATTTTACCGTCTTCAGTAGGCGCACTGGACTGCTCCAGCACGATGGAAGAGTCAGTTACTATTTCGTCAAAGCGTTCCGTTGAATGATGAACAAAATCTACCATTAAAGAAGAAACGTCCTTCGATGTACTGTCGGCATCGTCAGAAAGGCTTTTAAGTTTACCCCACACTGTCCCGTCTTGACTTTCCGATGCTTCTTCCGTACCGACATTATCAGACAGCTTTCCAATATTTTCGTTCGCTTTTTTAGCGGATTCTGCGGCTTCGTTGGCTTTCTTTTGTGCAGCATCAGCCGTATTCTTTGCCGTTTCTACATCTTCTTTTTTTGCATATACAGAAAGGTTACCCGTTGTTGAGACAAGTTTCCAGCCCGGATTTTGAAAGGCGTAGATGTTGCCATTGTCGGCTGCATCGGGATGGCTCTCATCATATACCGTCACGATCTGACCGAATTTCAACGGTTTTCCGTCAGAGCCTGTCGGGGAAGTACTGTCCGCATTCATCTTCGAGACGGTCGTATATGTATTGCGGATACCCAGTCCCACCTGATTCTTTTCCGCTTCATTGATGACATCCAGTGTCTCATCAATCAAGCCGCCCACCTCATCAGGTGATATGGATAGGGAGTCTTTCTTCGCGGAAAGTTCCTGTGCCCGTCTTTTTAATTCGTATATTGTTGCCATTATCAGTTAAATCTTTAATGTATCCTCGATTAAAATAGTACTTGCAGGCATTTGGGCAAGTGGACTGCCATCTGCTGAAGCTATATAACAGTTGCCGTTATCGAATGTGAGTTGGACAATCATTGATTGCGGATTATCCCATGAATCTGCATACGACATCGATAAATTGAATACTCCGGAAATATTTTTTACAGTCGAATCAAATGTACATAATCTCCGCTTGCCGTTCACTTCAGGAGCTATCATGGAAGTTCCTGTATTGGTAGCAGCCAAGATATTAAAATAAATCGTTTCATTGCCCGTCTGTTTTGCCCGGTATATGATTTCCGCTTTTCCGGAAACGACTTCACTTAGGGATAACCGGGCTTTCATGTCCTTTTCTATTATGGTCTTATCCAAATAATCTGTGACAATAGCCAATATTTTATCCCTGAATGTTACTACATCATTTCTGTCTGCATACATATCTGACTTTGTATATGTTGTTGACAGTTTTACATACCTGCGCTCATATACTTGCGCTTCAGAATTGTCCGCAAATGTTTCATTCTGAAACTTTTCCTGAACAACCACCCAGTATACTGGCTGTGATGTAGGCACAGTGAGTACATCCGGTTTTATCGGATAAACTTCATCATCTATCACGATATATCCATTTCCGACAATGGTATATACTGTATTGGAACCAAGAATTTCCGTGCTGACCGGATCGCTTAACAGAATATGTTTCTCTCCCAGTTTCATCCCGGAACAAATAGCTTTCAATGCGTCTGCCGTGGATTCTTGCATAAATTCCAGATCATCCAGATAAAACGGCTGCCCGCCTTCTTTAAATAACAGTTTATTCATATTCGTATATTTTAAGGACGTAGGTTCGTCCGGCTGGTTTATAATAGTCTATCAAATTCTTAATCTCACCCTCATACGCTGACAGGAACGACGGTATGTTCACCACGTAATTTCCCGAATAGTTCCCTTCACCGCGTTGCCGGATGTGTTTCTTTCCCACTCCTTCACCCCGTTTATACAGGTAGGACGGGATTTGCTCTTCCCTGCGGTGGTACAGGTACGACTCTTCTCCCGCAATATCGGTGATGTATATTTCCCTGTTTTTCAGGAAAAACCTGTCGTTCAGCACTTTTTCGATATATATCACCTGACCGTTTATGTTCAGCTTGTTGATAGCCTGTTTACGGTAACTTTTAAACAGGGTATAAATGAAGATTAAAGGGAGAAGGAAGATGGATATGATTGCAAATATCTTCCTTTTCCTTAATGACGGACGAAGCACATACTGCGCGTATTTGATAATGTCAAAATTATACCACATAGGTCAGGGAGGTTTCAAGGCTGTTCAGAATAAAGCATCCGGCTACAGCCGTATAGTTATTATTTTTAATTACGTTATATTCCGTAGCGGATGCCGCTTTTGCGGCACATTCTCCAAGTTCGATATCCAGTACTCCTTCAACCTTCTGTATCGCGTCAACAAGTTTTGTCTTATTGAATTTACCGCCATACTCGATGCCTTTCAGATAATCGTTGATGGCGGCAAGTACTGGCTTGCTGCCATCCGTCAGGCGGATACCGGAAGCATTGATAACCATCGGGTCGACTTCTATGGTGGCGTTAATACGGATATCATCCGCTTTCATTGACTGGATGGAGAGAATCACTCCGGCAATCTTGATTGAATTCATATAGCTTTTAAATGCCGTTAGAACGTCCCCGGTCAAAGGACATGGAAGCCCGCCTTCGTCTCCGGACACGAGTATCTGAATACTTCCCCCGCGATCTTTGACCGCCACATACTTGACAAGCTGTTTGGCTTCGTCGATAGCGGAATACCGGAACTGGTATTTTTCCGGATCATAGACCAGCGGATCACCATACTGAAAAGCCAGCGCACTGCTATGATACCAGCGCACCGTCGGTATGATATTAGCGTCAATCCGTTCCTCTACGTCCGTCTTGAACTGGTCAAACATTTGCTCTATGACGTGCGCTGTTGCCGCAAAAATGTAGAACAGGGTGCTTTCTATTGACACGGGAGAAAACACCGAATCAAAGTCGGCATCACCTGTGATACCATATATGTCCCGGATAATGCTGTTAGATATATAGGCATCCGTCATTTCTTTCTTTATTTCTGCGATTGTTCTAGCCATTACTTAAATTGTTCGGTAAATTGTTCAGTGAAAATTCTCAATCGTATTGCATTCGACGCGGTTTCAGAAGTAGCCGGGCAAACGGAGTTCCTCCGGCAGTAATCAGCCAGTTCACTGTTATACACCTTCTCCGGTATTTCGATTTGCTGTCCGGCTTGAAGGGAGTCTGTTATGCTCATATCGTTTGCCTTTGCAAGCATAAATACCGCTTCAATTGTACCATATTCCTGCACGGCTATATCCAGCAGGGTTTGTCCGGCTTGTACTACTGTTTTCATCTTACATTTTTATAAATAAAAAATACAAATGCAATAAAAAAGGCTGCTATTACGGCTTTTGCCCACGGAGGAATGTACGCGACCTTTTCAACGATCTTTGTATCATTCTTCTCCTGTTTCTCCAGTTGTTCCTTCAATGTCAGCAGGGTTTCCTGAATTTCTTGTATTTGCACCTGTAACTGTTCGTTATATGTTTCTTTCTCCTGCTTGGTTGACGTTCCTGTCGCTGTTTCCGTAGAGGTCGGGTATTGTTTCCCTGTGCTATCCGGTGGCGAATAGTTCGTCTTCTGCCAGTTGAATTCCATTTGCTGCATCATCTCGATAATTCGCTCAACGTTCTTGTTTACGTCGACCTGTGCTTTATCTTTAGAAACTTCTTCCTGTTCCGTCTGCTTCTGTTCCGTGTTATCCTGATGGATGGTCGTGTCCGTTTTGGACGATCGGCAGGAACAGACGGACAGCAGCACGATTACGAGTAAAAAAACGAGTATCTTTTTCATTACGGTCGAACGATTACAGGTGGTAAAAATGAGGTAAATTCACTCTTTACGTCGAAGCAGGGACATTCTTTCATCCACTCGCATTTTTCGACGATGCCGTTCCCGTTCTTGTCCGGACTGGTATCGCGATGTCCGAGGATATCAATAATGTCGTGGCGATGACAGATGTCCTGAACGAGCTCGCGCATGGATTTCTTCTGTGCGTCCGTCCGGGTATCCTTTGCCTTGCCGTTTTTATCCAGTCCCCCTTCATAGCAGATACCGATTGAACATCGGTTATAACTGGTTTTCATACCGGGAACAATAAAGTTATCATGTGCTCCGATTTCGTTCTCCGCCCGCATGGGGATCACACGTCCATCTTTCCGGATATAGTAATGGTATCCCCATTTTCCAAAGCCACGGGTTACGTGTGAATCATTGATTTGCTTCTCTGTGAAATCTTTGTCCTCGCGTGTTGCAGAACAATGAATGATAATGTATGTAGGTTTATTCATCTTTATTTTCCTCCTTATTTTCTGTTTCGTCTTCTCTTTCAATGTATTTCTTATACTTGCATTTATACCTGTAATCAACTCCGAAGAGTGCGCCCGCGAATGTTGAGACTTCGCCATAAGCGACTAAAACGGAATTGTCAATCTGCCCGGTGGGAACTACCCAAAACCCGCAAAACAGCAGGATCATTCCGGATACGGACAGGAAAACTGCGATCCATAACTGTACGTGTAGCCTTTTCATGATACATACGGGTTATAGAATCAGGCGGAAGACTATCCATACCAGTAATATGACTACATCCGCCAACAATGCCCCGCGTACCGTTGCCCGGATGTCTGCTGCGTCCGGTACATCGTCTTTCGATTCTTTCCATTTTCCAGCCAGCCATGCGGAAACAGTTCCCAAAATCATACCGCCCAGTACGCTAAAGAAATTCACACCAAACAGGAAAACAGATGCTATCACGCACACGGCTAGAATAAGCATTCCAATCAGTCCGTGAATGATTTTGTCTACTCCGAACTTTTTAATCAAATCGTTACTTGCTTTCATTTTCTTAATTTTAATCGTTAGTAATTTCAATATTTATTTTGTCCACCAGCTCCGAATAGTCAATGCCCGCGCGTTTCAGGTGGATTTTCATTTGTTTCTCAATGGCTGTTTTATCAGCCTTTGAACGTATATACCGGATCAGGTTCGCGCCCAGCACCGGGTCTTCTTTCAACTCTCCCTGATTCAGTTCCAGCACGGTTGCCGCATTCTGAATCAGCGTGTCACCGACCACGAATCCGGTTAGCCCGTCTTTTCCCGTATGGGGAACAATCCGGATGTCACCGTCCTTGTCAAGTAATAGTCCTTTCATTGCTTCACCCTTTCGTTTTCAATGTCCCTGACCTGCGTCTCTTTTAGTGATTCCGAAGTGTAGGAAGACAATGCCGTTTTCAAAGCCGATCCCCCGTCGTTCGGTACGGGCGTCCAGCCGGACAATTTCTGTTTCAGTGAATTGATGTCCTTTTCAATCAGGTTCAGCCGTTCCGTCAGCTCCCCGACTTTTACCAGTCCGCCCAACGTCCCGCCATTCAGCACTATTTCGTCCACTTCATTTGCGGAAATCAGGAAGGCGTCAGTCTCCTGTCCCTCGACGATTCCGACCAGACAAGTCGTTCCCGGTTTCGGATAGATGCATAATGCCCCCATTCCCAACTGGACGTCATAATATTCAAGCCGGTCAATGACTCCGGTCACGTCCATTGTCCCGTTGTCCTTATCAACCGTGTCAACCGTTACCCAGCGCAGTTGTGCCTGTCTAGCCCCTTCGCGCCATTTTTCAAGCGCATCACGTAACTGTTCGTCCGTTGTCATTCCGCGCGTCCTCCCAACTCTAATTTTTGCCTGTATGTAGCATCGTCACTGAAATCCTTTGTCACTTTCTCAACGTAATAGTATCCGTTCATTTCCGGTGTTATTTCACTTTTCAGGTCAACCGTCATACCATGACGGACGACAGGTATTCCGAACAGTTCGACACCCCCGCGGTACTTCTGTTTTTTAAGGCTTTCATAAAAGTCCTCTGCAAACTTCTTCAAGTCCTCAACCTTGATGGTTTTTCCTTTTTCATTGTAAGTAAGGTTATAAACCTCGCTTCCTTCCGTTCCGGCTTTTGCTTCCAGTTTCTTGCCGCCAGCACCGATGCTGACTACCTTGACCTGAAATTCACCGTTGGTTTCGTTCAAGTCCTGGCTGACAGCGTTTCTTTCCAGTACGATCTTTACCTTTTCGGTATCGACCTTTTCGGAATACACATTTCCGCAATACAGGACTTTGCCGATGAAATAGCAGTGAAGGTTTGTTTTCTTCCGGATGTCGTTCAGAATTTCCGCGACTGTCTTGGACGAATACCGCACCGCACCCAGTTCTGCGTCATAGTTGGTTTTTATCTCATAGCCTTTGGCGACGTCTGCAAGCAGTTTCTTCAGTGTGACATTCTTTGCGGAATAGGACACTGTTTTTCTTTTCAGGTTATACATTTCGTCTTCGCACCGGATCGTCACGGGAACACCCCAGCCGATCAGCGATATATAACCTTCAAATTCCGTGTACAGGTCGGAATCATATCCGAGCTCAATCTTCACTTGATCCCCGGCAGACAGCAGTTCCTTCAGGTCTTTTCCCGCAAAGTATCTGATACGTCTCGGAAGGACTATTTCCGCGGAGTCCGTCAGCATCTTCCATGAACTTTCAATGTGAACCGATGAAACCGTATAAATGACCAGTTCCCCGCGTTTCATGTTTGCCGGGAATGTGATCCGGCTGCACATCATATAACTCATAGTGTCAGTTCATAAGGGTTGTCACTCGTTGCCTCTATCGTAAACGGGACTACGCTGCTGTTTCCCTGAATCGGGTTGAACGAAATGTTATCAATAATGATGGAATAAATTTCCTTGTTATTAAAGATGCTTCCCGTTACTCCGATTGCTTCCGTCACTTTGCGGAACTTGCAGAGCGCGTTCACCTGTTCGGCTACCGTCTTGTAACCTTCCCGGCTTTTGTCCGCTATGCAGAATCCCCGGATATTGATTTTCCAGTCATCAAGCCCGTAGACTTCCTTTATAGTCCCGTGAATGCCCAGAACTTTCGTCTTGGAACAGTTCATCGGACGCGAAAAGTCCACGATTGTTGCATACGGCATCGGAAAGCTAGCCATATTCATCGTGCCGCGTGACCCGTCCGGATTATAGGTGCTGTATTGCTTGTTACCGTCAAGGGTAAACGTCCCGATGACCGGAGTCCCCATCCAACTGTACGCTTCGGCTTCGGCATCCGGGATGGTTGTCACCCCAGTGTATTTCCCCGGATCATAATCCTGCAGGGTTCTTCCCCACGGAAGATAAATCGGGGATGAGATTCCGAAAACTTCCGTGAACAATGCACCAATATTTAACGCTGTATTTCCTGTCATAACTTTATCCTATTGCTGGTACTGTATCGGTTATCACCGCTAAAATTTCCCGTTTGACCTTATCCGCAACATCGCGCATGTCCGCACCTGCCGCAACCCTGAAATGATTATTGAATGTCACATTCATAGTGATATTCCTTACGCTGCTTCCGCCTTTTCCGCCAAGTCCCACATCTTTCCCGGAAGTTCCTCCGGTTGCGGTTACAGCGGTCGGTTTGTTGACTGCCGCTGGTGCGGTGTCCAGTTGGAACTTGTCAAGTCCGGGGACTTTGTCTTTGTTCCGCCAGCTTTCACGTCCTTTTTCCTTGCCTTCTTCCCATGCCCGACCGACTGCCACAGCGTTGTCAAACACTTCTTTCTTTACCCGTTCAAATACGTCGTTGATGCTCCAGTCATCCCTGAACCAGTTAACCGGATTCAGGATTTCAATGATTCCCATTTGGATGGTATGAATCGTCTTGAAAAAGGAAAGAAAGCCAGTTTTAAGGACTTCCCACAATCCGAACAGGAACACACGGACTCCTTCAAACTTATTATAAAGGAAAGCCACGAAAGCGATGACAGCCGTTATGATTGCAATAATCCAGCCGATGACAGGGATGCCCATGATAGCGACGGAAATTAGCCGACTATTAATGATTGTAGACAATGCCATCTTAGCCATCGACGCAATCCAAAACCCGGCAATCTTTGTTATTCCAAGTGACATGATCTGCGAAACAGACCATGCGACAGTTCCAAGCGTGACAAGCGCGCCTACAAAGATTCCTACAACTTCAATGGCAGGGGCGACAGGTTCTACAAATTCAAAGAAACTGATCTTCAGGTCGTCGATAAACGCTTGCATACGTTTCTGCTTTTCGGCATAAGTATCCATTTGTTTATTTGCAATGTCGACCGCAGAAGTAGAACCCTGTATCGCTTCCGTCCATGTGTCAATTTGGTCTACACCCTCAATCAAAGCCATCGTTGAAGCAAGGTTTTCACTTCCGAACAACGCGGACATGATTGTGGCGTTATGCATGACCGGAGTCAGGGCACGCAGTCGGTCGGTCAGTGAAAGGGACTGGTCTTGCATCGTTTTTATATTGACCCCTGCAGCTTTCAGTTGTTTGATCGCGTCCGTAGTCGGAGCCTGTAATTTGACTATCGTGTTACGCAAAGCGATACCGCCTTCAGAACCCTTTTTCCCAGATTTGTCAAGCAACTGGATCAGGGAGTTTGTTTCGGCAAATTCAACCCCGAATGTTTTTGCAACACTACCCGTTTGTTTCAATGCTTCCGCAACCTCCTTGATTTCGGCAGAACCTTCGACAGTTCCTGCCGCCATGATGTTCATATAATCCGTCATTGTTTGTGCGGCTTTCATCGGATCATCAAGGGAAACCTTGTATTGGTTCATTGCGGTGGACATGGCGGCTGATGCTCCGGGAACATCATTTGACATCGTCTTGCTAAGTGTCATTACATTGTTCGACATGATTTCAAGCGCGTCCGGTGCTTTTTTCAGTTCCGGAGTAATCTTTGAAAGCAAGTCCTTATAAACGACCATAGCGTCTGCCGCATCGGTACCGAACGCTTTTGCCGTATTACGGGCTTTGGTGGCGAGAACGTCCAGTTCCTTCCCCTCCATGTTGGTGATACCGGACATTTCGGCAACAGCGGTTTCAAACCGGATACCCGGTTCGATGGCATCATTAAAGGAATCACGGATATTGTCGACACCTTCTTTCAGCTGGTTGAGAAAGAACATTCCTTTTCCCAACCCTTCCAGTTTTCCGGCTGCTTTTCCCGATGTCTCCCCAAGACGTTCAACCACTTCTTCCGTGTCATCAATCACCCGTGTAGCTTCCTCGGCTGCATCGGTTGCTGCATGTAGCGGAGACGTGATCCTGTCAACCAGTTCCAATATCCATTGAGTCACTTGCATTGTCTTTTGAGAATAATCGGTTTACAACTTTAGCGAATGCGTTGTGCATTACTATTTCAATTTCTTCCAGCTCCGTTTTCCGCAACATGCGGTATTCGGCATAGAGCCGGAGCCATTCATCTTCGTCCAGTTTGTCCGGGATGTCAAAGCCATATACTTTTTTCAGGATGGCATCTATTCCCTCGACAAGACCGAACGCTGATGAATATTCCTCTATGCTTTGCTGATAAAAGCCGCCTGTCCGGCGATCAGTTGTCCGATGGCGGTCAGGACTGAAGTATAGACAGCGGAATCTTCCAACGCCTCCATATTGCCTGCCGCCACGCAGTTCCGGATCAGGATGTCATTTGCTTCTTCAAGATCATCCTTTTTCTTTGCCATAGCCAGCAGGATATTTTTATTCGGACGGACAATCAGGTAGTCGTAGCGTTCATCCTCGTCCACTTGTACGGTGACATGCTTCAGGCGTTTCCCGTATTTCAGTTTCATTCCTGCATGTTCTTCTTCTGTAAAATCAACTATCAAAGCTTTTTCCTCCTTTGTCAGTTCCTCGTAAGGTTTCCCTGTCTTGATTTTCTTTTCTTCTACTTCCATTTTAAAAGTCTTTTAAACGGTTATTAAACTACATTGCCACATTCCAGTCGATATGGCTGGGAAGAAGGGTGAATTGTGTGGCAATACTTTTATCACCCTGTTTAACGTCGACACCATTGTCCGTAAATTCGACGTTCCGGATCACGTCTTTCATGACAAGTCCTTTATACTCATACATGACCGGAATATCAAACGGTTCAATATCCGTAAGACGCTTTCCCGCACCGAGAGCTAACTGCAAGGCATTCACCTCTTCTTTCAGAAGGGTGATTGACGCTTCAGCCTTGTAATTCCCCTCACCGCGACCGACAGGAAATTCTCCAGCACCGTAGATGTTATCTTTCTCTTTGCTATCCTTGTAGGAAAGGGCTGTGATGCCCTCTATCTGACGACCGAGCATAACAACCTTGACGCTGTTCCATCCGGCTATTTTTCCGAACTTGTTGATTAATGTTCCTAACAATGCCATATTTTCAGATTTTATTTGTGAAACCCAAGTCAATCTCAAACTCATGGACAATACCGTCTGCAACAAGTTTTACCTTGATATTGAAAGGCTTGTCACTGACAGCCATTTGTTTTGGATTGATGTAAATGTCGAAGTCCGCGATATCCTCCGAATTGACCATGCTTTCCAGCGCGGATTTGACAAGCGCGTCCCAACTACTGATAGTGGTGTTGCTGATATATCCGGTGGACGGATCAGCTTTTACCTTACTTCTCACACGCGGTAACAAGGTATTGCGGATAATACGTGCCGCCTTGTTCCAGACAGCGTTATATTCAATATATGCATAGTCGCTCTCCGCTTCCGTACAAGTACATGAATTGCTGAAAAAGAACCCGGCATACCCTTGAAAGCTGCCGACGAAGTTATATCCTTTGTCAGTCAGTTTTTTCTGGTCGGATACGCTCAACTGTGAGAAGGGTTTGCCATTGCTCAAAGCTGCATCCAGCCAAAGCCCGTTCAGTTTGTCAGTCAACGGATAGTCCTTTGTCCCTTTTGCCGTCCGTGGGTGGTTTTCAATATCAACGCTGCCCATATTTTCATGTACATAGCGGACAGACAGCATTCCGAGTGCGCTGCCCACGGCAGCGTGTGTCCGATATGCTTCGTCCTTTGCCGCCCATGCCGGGTCTTGTGCAATCACGACAGAGACGTTTTCAGCATCCAGCGTCCGGAGATCGACAGCATCGGCAACGGCATTGATATACTTGCCGACACCTTCCAATATCACCGCATCGATATACAGGTGGTCTTCCCTGAATTTATTGACCATCTTCTGTGCCTCTTGTACGGCTACGGTGATTGTTTCGTCCGCAGTCAGTGAGCAGATACCGATGGTGTTTACTCCGTTGATGGTACGTACCGCATTGACGAAATTTTCCTTCGTCAGCAGGCTTGACACCTTTTCAGACTTCGGAACCAGCATAAGATACAGTGAACGTTCCGGAGACAGGCGGAAGACTTCGCTGGTATGGTAATGCACCAGTTCCTTGTTCTCAAGGTCGATAGTATCGTCCCATCCCAACGCTTCCAAATCGGTGATATCGTTCAGGGCTTCCGGCTTGTAATATTCAAGTTTTCCAATCTCCGAACCACCGACCACGAGCAGAATGACGCGGTCACTGGTATCGGTATCCCGTACCAGCCCGCCATTTGCTTTGTTGATGATTACTCCTGTAAAATTTCCCATAAAATAATTCGTTATACGGATTTACCTGATAAAATTGCACCAACACCAAAATCTTCGATACGGTCTACAATACCGTAAGTTTGGGTACGGTATTCGGATGTAGGACTCTTGCTGCGTGTATCGGTCGTTTCCGGACGATACAGGGATTTTACGGATTCGATGTGGTAATACGTATTCGGAGCATAGAAGAAAGTGCTTGCCTGAAAATCAGTTTCGGCAGACGGTTTTGTGCCTTCCGCCACCTTCTTTGCTGTTTCCGCATTATAGAACGGGCAGTCGTTATTCTCAAAAAACTTGATACCCATGAAACCTTTCGGTTTTCCGGTTGCCGGATCAAGATAGAAAGTACGGTCATAGAAGTACTTGGACGCATCCTTATCCAGTAACAAATCACCCATGTGCAGTGGGGAAAGCACCATGTACAGGGCATCGGTTACGGGAAGGTTCCACGTTTTTGCGAGCGTCGCAAAATCGACCAGATCCTTATAAGACAGTCTCAAACGACCGTTAATATCTTTCTCGCCTGTTGTCCGGATAACAGGCATTTCTTCGTTTGAATCATCCTCCGGAGCCAATTTGTGCAGCACATGGTTGCGGATACCGACCTGAAAGGCTTCATTGTGCTTCACGCGGATAGCAGCACGCTTGTCAAAAGCGAGATAACGGATTTCGTCATCCGTACAGGAACTGGGTTCCGTATCGTAGATTTCCCACGGTACGATATAATTCTTTCCGGTCATTTGCTTCGGCTCGAAATCTTCCGTGTTATTTACGCGAAAACCGACATTGTTAATCAGTTTGTTTCTGCGTACACCATCCGCAGCCAAAGCTCCGGCAGGAACAGAGCCTAAAACTTGCATGAAGTCCGCCCTGTAATTGCGACGTTCGATCAACAGTTGGGGATCGACGTACTTGTTCAAATAAAGACCGTCTACTGGTTGTGCCATATTCTTTTTTTTAAATGGTTAGTATTTTATTTTCCGTTACGTTTTATGTAGTCATTCAAAAGACGTTCGTATTCAGCCGGATTTTTCTCCATGATATTTTTCAAAGCCTCCGGATCGTTTTGAAGGTCTTCGAACTTTTTGTTTGTGGTATCCGTCAGACTAGGAGCATGAACTTCAGGCATTTCCACAGGCTTGATAGCGTCAAGCAGCTTCTTTGCCGTATCGAAGTTGCTGGTCAGGTTCGCTTTCCAATCGTCGCGTACGTCAGCAGTGATTCTTTTTTCCTTGATAGCTTTGTTCAGGACGTTCTCGATCTCCTGTTCCTTGCGTTCCTCCTCTTGCCTTTCGAGCATGTCGACGCGGTCTGCCTTACGTTTCCACACGTCTACCTGCGCGATAAATTGTGCTTCCGTGGTACTTGCGTCCATTCCGAAGCGGGTAGTCAACATTGTTAAATCCATGTCATTTTTTGATTTTTCGTTATTAATAAAGTCAGTAATCTCAATTTCACCTGTGTAGCCGCAGTTGGTGATCATTTGTGCCGTAGCCTTATCAACCTTTGCCTTGCCCGTTACTTCCGTCACAAAGCCGTTTTCCTTTGCTTCCTGTGCACTCATCCAATAGTCACCATTGTCCCATGCGTCTTTGATTTTTTTCTTGTCGGTACACTTTGAAAGGAAAGCGTTCAGGTAGTGTTCATTCAGTTTGCGCATGACTTCCAAAGTGGATTCAATATCAGCGACTTTCCCGCATGCTCCCCCGCTGACTTGATGGATCATGAAAAGTCCGTTAGCAGGCATAGAAAATGATGTGCAGTTAATAGCGATGTATGTTGCCGCACTGGCTACCAGTGCACCGCCTTCGCCTGTGATTTTGCCGGGAAACCTTTTGATCACGTTCACGATTTCGTTGGCTTCGAAGCATTCACCACCCGGACTGTTGATATAGATGTGCACGTCCTTGACCCCTGATTTGATCAGTTCCTCAACTTTGGAAGTGAATTCAGCTTCCGTTTCCCTCCATTTTGATATTGTGCCTTTGAGTTCAATCCGGGCACGTCCGTTTTCCGCTGTTGCAGTCAGATTCATTTTCGCGATATTTAAAATTTCATGCTGCAAAATTGGAAAAGGAAAGGCGGGTACGGAAAAAGCGTTTTCATCTTGGAAAAAAAACAGTGTTAACAAGGACGTATTTTTTCCAACTTGGAAAGAATACGTTCCAACATGAAAAGCCGTTTTCCACAGGTGGTGCTGAAATCTGACCTTTGCCCCAGTAAACGAAAGGAAGCGATATGCCAAGTAAAGAGTACTACCGTAAATTGAGGAAGGAAGCGCACGACCTTTATGTACGTGAAGGAATGACGTGCAAGGAGATTTCCACACGCATAAACGTGTCGGAAAGGTCTGTTTCAAGCTGGATTAATGAGAATGATGCACTTTGGAAAAAAGAGCGTCAGGCATCTGTTATTTCATCGCAAAAGCAGGGTGACAACCTGAAACAGATTATCAACATTCTTGCAGACCAAAAACTGGAGCTGCTGCGCATGATTGACGAAGCCATTGCGGAAGGTGATAGCGACAAGGTGCTCGAACTACGGAAACAGGCGGCTACACTTGACAACAGTGTGGCGCAATGGGGAAACCAGCTCAAAGAGGTGGACAAAAAGAACCGGATTACGCTCGCTATTTACATTGATGTCATGAGCCGGATATTTGATGCGATGAAGGTGTACGATGCAGACCTTTATTTTAAAACACTGGACTTTCAGGAGAATCACCTTTATGAAGCCGCAAAAATGTTGGGATAATGAAAGTCGAAGATAGCAAAGCCCTCAAGGAGTATCAGGAGAAGTTAAAACGTGCGCGGTGCACGGGCAACCTGATTGATCCGGACGAATCGCTGACAGTTCGGATGAACCGCATACAGCGTGCGAAACGGGATGTCAAGTATCTTGTCGAAACCTATCTTCCCCATTATGCGACCGCAGACTGTGCGGACTTTCAGATCGCGCATGCCAACAAGGTGATGAACGATCCGATTTATAAAGGATATGCCGAATGGGGACGCGGACTTGCAAAATCGGTATGGAACGATGTGATCATTCCCCTATGGTTATGGATCAATGGCGAGACACATTATATGTGTATCGTTTCCGACACATTTGACCGCGCTTGTGACCTGCTGGAAGATTTACGTGCGGAATTCGAGGCAAACGAACTTTTGAAACACGACTTTGGCGAGCAGTATAATCCGGGATATTGGGAAAAGGGAAACTTCGTAACGATGAACGGCTTTATTTGCAAGGCGTTCGGTGCGAAGCAGAAGGTTCGCGGGCTTCGTAAAGGCGCACACCGTCCTGACCTGTGGATAATTGACGACTTGGAGACACCGCAGACCATCAAAAACAACCGGATGCAGGATGATTATGCGGACTGGATCGAAGCGGACGTGCTGGCAACCATGACGGGAAAGCGCAGACGTCTGATAGGTGCTAACAACCGTTTTGCATCCCGGATGGTACAGACGATTCTCAAACAACGGCATCCCGACTGGGACTGGCATCTGGTGAAGGCTTATGATCCGGTAACGTATGAACCAGCGTGGAAATCGATGTATTCCCCCCAGTTCTATCGTCAACAGGAAAAGGACATGGGTATTCTCGCGGCACATGCGGAATATAACCACGTACCGCTTGTCAAGGGTAAAATATTCAAGCCCGAAATGGTGAAGTGGGGAAAGCTCCCTGACCTTCACACAATGAATGCGATCGTGGCACATTGGGACATTGCGTATGCCGGGACAGATACGAGTGACTTTAACGCATGTAAGATTTGGGGACGGCATAAAAATGATTTTTGGCTGATAGACGGATTCGTAAAGCAGTCAAAGATGAAACTCTGCGTACAATGGATGTGCATGAAGCAGGCTGAATTCAGGGCAAAGGGCATTATCTGCTTTTGGCAGTACGAGTCCCAATTCTGGAACGACGAAGTCAAGCGTATCATAGGGGAAGCCGAGACGGAGACAGGTGTAGAGTTGAACCTTGTTCCGGTACAGACGCCTAAAACAACGAACAAGATACTTCGTATGATAAGCATGCATCCATATTATCAGAATTCCCGGATGCATGTCAACGAGGAACTGAAAGCAAGCCCGGACATTACTGTCGGCTTGAAACAGTTGTATGCTGTTGAACCGGGCATGACAGAACATGATGACAGCCCGGACGCTGACGAACAGGCTGTGAGGAAACTTGAAATATATACTGATCCTCCACAGTCAGAGGACGAGCCCGCGACACGCCCGTGGAAGGCGGGAAGATATAAACGTAAATACACTTGGTAACTATGAAGTATATCAACATGGATGACCTGACGACCGTCATACAAAATCGGTTGCTGGTTGAAAGTATCGAAAAAGACGAGGAAGTTTTGAATGGGATTGAAGATCTTGTCATCAGTGAAGTGTCCGCCTATATAAGCGGTCGTTATGACGTGAAAAAGATATTCGGTATTCCTCCAATACGAACGGGGTTATTAATCCGGATAATATCCTGCATTACCGCTTTCCGTGCGGTAAGTCGGAACGCAGCCCGGAAAACGGGAAATAACCCGTTATCAGACATGAACGACTGGGCTGACCTTATACTTGCCAAGTTACGTGACGGAATCATGTCACTGCCACCTGAAATTCCTTTGGTAACAGATGAAGAAGGCAATGTTGAATCTCCCATTCTGTTTGGTCATACACGGAACAACGGATGGTTTCTTTAAATAGTTTTTAAACCGCTTTTAAAAGGTATGTTATGTACAAGAAGTTAAGAGAAATATTCAACTGGTTTCAGCAGAAAGCAATTCGTCGGATGAGTCTGAAGAATGTACTTAATGAGTATTATTTTCGGATGGATAGCAGTGGGACACAATCTTCGTCAAGTGCTGCTTATAAAAGGCAGGCTGTCGTCTACCGGGAAAAGACCATTGATGATTGGATTATGGCGGTAACTTCGGCAACCGATCCGGATGATCCCAGGCGTGGCTTGCTGTACAGGTTCTACCAGTCATTGTACAATGACGAACATTTACAAACGACGATTGACAATCGTGTATTACCTGTACAACAGGCGGAATTCAACCTTGTCGATGACAATGGCAATGAGGACGAGGAGGCGAAGAAACTGCTGGATCGTCCGTGGTTTCACCAGCTTATCAGAATTTGTTTTCTACATCAGTTACAGGGAGTATCGCTTGCCGACATTTCCCATCTTGATGAAAACTTGGAAATCAGCCATGTAGAAGAAGTTCCCATGTCCAACTATATACCGCAACAGATGATAATCGTCAAGGAAGAGTCAGACAAAACCGGATGGTCATATAAGGACGGTGCACTTGAGCCCTATTATGTCCAGTTCGGAAACGCATGGGCTTTGGGGATGCTCAATGAACTGTCAATTATCATCCTTGCAAAGAAACTGGGTTTGGGATCATGGATGAATTACATTGAAAAATATGGCATCCCTCCTGTTTTCGTTACTTCAGACCGACAGGATAAAAAACGGTTGGACGAATTATTCGAGATGATGTTGGATTTCAGGAATAATTTCTTTGCAGTCCTGTCCGGAAATGAAAAGGTCGAGTATGGGAAAGAAGCCGGAGGAAATACAACCAATGCCTTTTTACCGTTAGAGGAACGATGTGACAACCAAATCAGCAAGCGTTTGCTGGGTCAGACGGGTACAACTGAAAACGGGGCGTGGGAAGGTACGGCAGAAGTCCATGAACGTGTTGAAAAATCACGGCACGAATATGATAAGATGATTTTCCAGTTCTATTTTAACTATATTATCATCCCGAAACTGGTAAAGATAAGCCCGGTATACAAACCGCTTGAAAGGCTGAAACTGAAGTGGGACGACACGGAAAGTTTGTCTATCACGGAATACATCGAAGCGATCAACAAGCTGGCTTATACCTTTGAATTCGACCACGAAGAGGTCGCAAAGAAAACGGGACTTCCGATCATTGGTCAAAAGAAAAATCCCGGTGGTGAGCAGCAGGGAGGAGCATTGCCGAATCAGCCAAAGACAGACCCTCAAAAAAAAAAGACCGAACCGGACGATGAAGCGGTAACGTCACCCGTCATGGAAGCCGGGGAGTATGATTTCAGCGGCATCATCGGCAGGGTGATGAAACAAGTTTATGAGCGCAAGGTCAAAACGGGAGATATCGACGAGGAATTATTCAGGAAGACATACGGGGAACTGAATAAGAAGGCGGCTGAAGGATGGGGAAAAGACGACTATAATGATCCGGAACTGGCGGAAGATACCCAGCGGATACGTGACAACTTGTTCAAGTTCTCCGGAGCGAAGACGTATCAGGAAATTAAGGAGATGAACGATGCCCTTTATGATGATAAAGGGAAAAAACTTTCTTATGAGGACTTCCGGGAAAAGGTTATGGCAATTCATAAAGACTATAATGAAAATTACCTTCGCACGGAATTTGAAACGGCAGAAACAAGCGGCAGACGCGCCAGTGAATGGCAGGAATTCAAGGAGAATGCGGATATAATGCCGAACCTGAAGTATGTGACTGCAGGGGATGAACGGGTAAGAGAATCACATAGGATACTGGATGGTGTCGTAAAACCTATTAACGACCCGTTTTGGCTGCAGAACTACCCGCCAAACGGATATCGGTGCAGGTGTTATGCCGAACAAACGGACGAACCGGAAACGCCTGCTACGCCTGTTGTGATGATACCGGATGCCTTTGCGAACAACGTAGGGCAATCCGGTGAGATATTCACGGTCGCACATCCCTATTTCTCAATGCCCGACGGGCATTTGGCAAAAATCAGGAAGGAGACGGAACGGAGCAAGTTATACGCTCCTTACCATCGTGATCCGGAATCGAAAGTGATGATCAGCGATTTTGCTGATCCGAAAGACTTGGTTAAGAATGTCGAAAGCGCGCGTGTCATTTCAAAGGAACTGAAAATGAAGATTAAAATCCGCCCGCACATTAATGAGGACGGTGTGAAGAACCCGGAATATTTGATTAACGAAAAGCTGGCAGACCTGAAGAATATTCAGGGATTAGGCGGAATTAAAAACGGGCTGGACAGTTCGCGTAAGCAGCAGTGCGAATTCACCGCTTTCAATCTTGATGCATTTGAAAGCATTAAACCGGAAATGGTGCAGAACAAACTGAACGGGATATACAAACTGTATGGGGACAAGTTCTCCGGACAGCAGATGATATTCATTTATTCCGGGAAGGCGGTGAAGGTGTCTTGGAAAGATGTAAAAACCGGAAAAGTAACTGAACTCTTAAAAGAACTTCAGGAGTGACAGCCGAAACTGACACTCCTGAAGGGAGTTCTTGACCTGTTACAGCCGCGAACATTGCAAATATACAATTTTATTTTGAAATACAAATGAAAAGGACAGAATTACCCGGTTTTTTCAAAGAATTATCCACGCTAGTAGAAGATGCTCACCGCTACGCGAAAGTTGCGGGTGTGAACTTCTTCAAGCAGAATTTTCGCAGGCAGGGATTTCTTGATACATCATTGACACCGTGGGCTAAAAGGTCGCTCACGGTTGGTTCAGATCGTGGCGTGTTGATACAAAGCGGGAAGCTTCGTGACAGTATTCATGCAGTCAACCGTGGAATAGACCGTATCATTTATCAGACCGATCCGCTGGCTTATGCCAAGATTCACAATGAAGGCGGTTACATTGTCGTAACGGAACGGATGAAGCGTTATTTTTGGTATTTGTACATGAAATCGACCGGAACAATGCAAAAGAAAAAGAATGGCGAATTACGGAAAAATAAAGCCAATGCACGGTTGTCTACAATGGCTTCCTTCTACAAAGGTATGGCACTAAAAAAAGCGGGCAGCAGGATAAGGATTCCGAAACGTCAGTACATGGGTGAATCTGCCGCATTCATGAAACAGTTGGACGCATGGATAGCATCGGAGATTGACAAACGATTCTCAAATATTTAATCAATATAATTATGATTTGGACAGACTGTTACAAAGAGCTGGTTGAAATTATCCGAAACAAAGACGGGTTCCTGGCATCTATTCCGGATGAGTATTCCGAGCTAAGAGAAAGGATGGAAAACACACCGGAGATTGAACATATAGACATGTGGCATGAACAGGTCAGTTTTCTCGATGAAGAACATCCCTTTTCGTCCCCGGCTGTATTCATTGAATTTAATACGCTGGGGATTGAGGACGAAGGTTTACTCGTTCAGCGGCTTCACACGCAGATTGATTTCCGGCTGTTTTACGAAACCTTTTCCGATACCTGTGAAGGTGCGGAAATGCAGGAAGAGGCGTTGTCCTTCCTTGACCTGTTGACTTTACTGGGGATGATGTTACACGGGAAATCGGGGAAGAACTTCGGCACGCTTCGACGTACCCATGTCGGGCGGGAAGAGTCGGGAGGTGCGGGAAACATGTACCGGATTAGCTTTGAATGTGAAATCATGGATTACACCACAATGGAACTTGCAAGCCATGCCGACATGAAAGACCGTGAAATGAATATTAGCAATGGGGGCTTACCGGAGAAAGCGGAAGACGAAGAACCGCTGTATCATCTATGATACAACTCCTAGAAACCAAGACTAAGTTGATTGTTATCGTTCTTTTTTGAATCGGGCTTTTTGCCCTCTTTTAATTGCTCGTAATATGATAAATTCTCTGATATATAAAAAATCCGTTTGTAGATGTAGTTCTGATCAAGAAAGAACAGGTCATGACTCATACGCAAAAGAACATCCTCCAAACGGATGCGCTTTTTATCATAGAGATGATAGAACGTTTCTACCATCTTCCGGTCACGTATTTTGGTCATTTCAGGATTCCGCATAAGAAAGCATTATTATAGCGCAAATATACGGATTTCCAGTGATTTGTCAAAATTGAATATAAGCCTGCGGGGGAAAAGGCTATAAAAAGCCCCCAGCCTGTTAGTAAAGACGCCAATCACATACTAACAAAATGCGAGCAGACGCACAGCCGGGGGCAAAGACCCTTGCTGCGTCTACTCGCATTTTTGCTTTATGTGATTGGCATTGCAAAGATAATCAAATTTGTATTATGAAAGTCATAGAGATATTAAACTTTAATCGGGAGCTCTTGAAAAAAATACAGGATGCCGGAATACGGCTTGAAGATTGTCGCTATATCGATCTGTATGCGGATTATATGAAACTGTTAGGACATGGTGAGAAAGTGTCTTATATAGTCGCGGCATTATCTGACAAGTACCTTGTCAGTGAGAGAAAGGTATATAGTCTTATCAAGCGTTTCCAAAGTGACTGCAAAACGTTTGCAGTGTAAACAACTTCATGTATCGTGCTGGATTGACAGCCGCGGAGTACTTTTGTCCCGAACTCAAAATTATTAGTTATGGGAAAATATACGTATAAACCGCAATATGGCGTTATCGTCATTTGCACAGATGAAAAAGAACAGCAGGCTATTTATGAACGCCTGAAAGCTGAAGGTTTAACTTTAAAGGTAGTAAGTGTATGAGAGTAGAAGTACGACACCATTGCAGCGATTTTGACAGCTATCGCGCTGCAAGGGTAAAAAGCCTTTTCAATGCGGAAAATGGCTGTGACTGGGAAAAGGTGGCTGAATTGCCCATCGAGGGCAAGGAATGGCAAATAGGTTTGATTGTCGGACCTTCAGGAAGTGGAAAAACCAGTATCGGAAGCAAAATCTTTAACGAGCCGATTTATGACCTTTATTCCGGTTGGGACAGCAATAAACCTATTATTGACTGCATCGCTCCGGACGGGGATTTTAATATGGTCACCGGAATGCTTTCGGCTGTAGGTTTGGGGGATGTTCCGGCATGGCTACGCCCCTTCAATGTGCTGTCGAACGGTGAGAAATTTCGCGCTGGTTTAGCCCGTTTGGCTTGCGAACGTCCGGAGCATGCCGTCGTTGATGAATTTACGTCCGTGATTGACCGTCAGATCGCGAAAGTGGGTGCGGCAGCATTCTCTAAAACTTGGAGACGTGGCAAAGGTAAGATTGTCCTTCTATCCTGTCATTATGATATTATTGAATGGTTGCAGCCGGATTGGGTGTACGATACTGCGGAGGCACGCTTTTACGAGCGTGACTGTCTTCGGCAACGTCCAAAACTCGAGCTTCAAATTTATAAGGTCAGGGGAACTGTATTCCCAAGACTGTTTAAACAGCATTATTATTTAGACTTGCCGTTGCCCGTTGCTGCGGAATACTTCGTGGGATTCATTGGGAACGAGCCCGTATGCCATTTGGCAGTAGCCCCCCTTTTCACAGCTGGAGCGTATCGCTCGACGCGTTTGGTAGTCATGCCGGAATGGCAAGGCATCGGAGTTGGCACTAAATTTTTAGCTGCAGTATGCGAATATCATCTGAAGGGGAACGGACGTTGTGGGAAAAAACTACCTGTATTTTTCCATACTTCACATCCCCAGTTATGCGGAGCTTTACGGCACTCAAAGAAATGGGTGCAAACAGGAGCCAGCCTTTATGGTTCGAATAAGGCGAGAAGCGCAAGTTCGATGGCAAAGTCCATGCAGGGAAAAGGAAAATCTACTAAATGTTCTACCGGATACGGAGGTCATTTCAGGGCAGTACAGGCATTTAAATATATTGGGGAATATGATCATCAAGATATTAGGAAATAAGGACTCACAGGCTTACAAAATAGCGGAAGCCTGTGTACGCGAGAAAGGTTACCGTGTTTGGAACGAAAGCACCGGAGTGTATGATCTAGCCATTGCCCCGCTTCTGACGGAAAAGGTGTCGGTGGAAGTGTTGAAAGAACCGCTTTACGGGACATTGATATTTCACCCGTCACCACTGCCGTATGGACGTGGCGCGTCTTCAATCAAATGGGCTTACAAACGGCAAGAGCCAATCACTGCTGCCACATGGTTTTGGGCGGATAACGGACTTGACACGGGTGATATATGCGAACAGGAAATAATCAAAATAGACTATTCAGCCCGTCCGCGTGATTTTTACGAGCGTGATATTCTGCCCGCTATGGAAAGGACGCTGGTACGTTGCTTGGACAATATTCAAATGGGATATATACGAAAAATACCGCAGGTGGAAAGCTATTCAAGCTATGACAAGCGGTTATAAACATTTTTAGAAAAAACGAAAGCCGTGCAGAAGAAAAGTTCCGCACGGCTTCATTATTGTTATTCGTTAATTCTTTTAAGCCAATCACTAACACATTTTTCCACTTCTGCATAGCTGACAAACGTTCTTTTTTCAACAACTACTAAGTGTCGCATTAATTCACTGCGAATCATTCCTGTATCATCCTTCCAAATGTTTATAGCTCCGTTATTTCCGGAAGAAGTGCACGCATATCCCAATTCTAGTGTCGGTTCTATATCGCTAGTATCGTTAATCCAATATGCATCAACTTTGTACTTCTCTACCCCAGGAAGCTTCTTTAATTGACAAAAAGGTTTTTCCTTCTTTACGACTATATTCTTATTCATTTCTATCTTGTTTTGAGCCTAATTAGGCTACATCGTTAATACTAATTTTTCCTTTCATTACTCGTTCTACTTGCCTATCAAGTATCTCTTGAAACTCTATCTGGCAGATAAGAGAGCAATCTGGTATAATCTCTTCCAGTGGGTCACCTCGCCATGTTGGTAATTCATCTAGGAAAATACGTCCGTCTTTATCCTTTAGACACGTTGCGCCAACATCACGTTCAATCTGTGCTACCTCGTTGAATACATCTGGAAAATCCTTTCGTATCTTATTCCAGTAGCCCATACCGCCTTTGACACAACCGATGCAGTTATTATTATTGTAACCCATTGAGTACATGACAGGCTGTTTAATGCCAGCTTTCCAAAGCATCCCCATCGCATCCGGCTTTGTTATCTGCCTTTCAATAAGAGGAAATAAAGGCTTTGTATCAGGGTATTGTTGCTTTAGCCGGATAGCCCGATTTATTTCTTTCGGGTCGTAATCGAATCCCCAAACTTGCCCGTCCCAATGTTGCAATTCCTTTTCCAATTTATACCGAACTTTCTTTTTCAGTTCAAGAGTACAAGCAGCACCATGCGCACCATTGATGAAACCTTTCCTTAAAACGTCAGCTACACAAGTATATTTGTCGCTTCGGATAATGTGGATAGGCTGCCTGTACCACTTCTCACAATCTGCAAGGAATCGGGTATTATCAGGATGTCCGGAACCTGTCTCAATATAGTATATATGCACATCATTATACAAACTCAACGCTATCTTACAAGCGACTGCGGAAGTTACACCGCAAGAGAACCATGCTATTATCATATTTTTTTTATCTTTGCAATTCACTTAAACATATATATATTTATGAATACCCAAGACACTATCTTACAAGGATTACTGAATAACACAACAGTTGGGCAAACAGACATAACCAAGCATATGCTTTTGTTATGGGCTCAAGCATTGGAACCTTCCATAAAAGATGGACGTGAAGTTGGACTTGCGATTTCACAATTAGTTTATGATGGATACCTAATCAAACAGAATCCAGAGAATGAAAAACCACGCTATTATGAAAGAGTTTTATAATCTTCATTTTAGCTTTAACAGTCAAAGATAGGGTTACTCCTGTCTTTGCTTTATTTAAGTTTTTATTCATTTCTATTTTTTTCTTAAGTTATTCGGGAATTTCTTCAATGTCAAACCACTCTACATCGGGATTATTCAGTCCATAAAAAGTTATTAATCTTTTACGGTCAATAAAACCACTGTATTCGGTTTCAACGGGTTTGTCCACTCCGATTTCTTTAATTGTAATTTTATAATGTTTACGTATCATACTTCATGCCATTTTTAATCTTCTACCGTTTTATCATCGGTTAATAAACGTTTCATTGCCCGGTCTCTTTCCGCTTTTGAAGGATAATTGTCCCCATACCTTTTCCAACTATCCGGATTTATATCGCTTTTAAAAGTGATATGCGGCTGGGGGTAATCATGGCGACGCAGGATTGTATATCCGGCTTTGCATAGTTTTCTTTGGTCTTTTGCATTCATCTTTTTTCTAATTAGAATTAAACTTGATTCTAGCATAACGATAGAATCGTATATAACCAAACAGGTAGGAAGGGTGCTCCGTATTATCCGATATGGTAATTTGTACATTATAACCTTTTATTCGTAAAAAACGGGCGGCAATTTCCTCAATAGTGTATGTTTTTGCATATATATCCCAATCACTAACGGTCAATACCGTTTTCACATTCCCACTTTTCAGAATCCTTTTAAAATTTCTGATAGTGCGTATTATCTCCTTCTTTTTGTTCATACTTTAGTTTTATCCTCTTTTAAAATAGTTTTATAGGCTTCTTCCATCCGTTCAATCTCTTTCATGCATGCCAGCCATCCGGGAAAGCCCCCAATGTTTTTGTCATCGATATAGCAATGGGCATATATCTTTTTCCCGCCTTCACCATATTTGGCAACATTTTCAGGATCATGGTCATTTACACGGTCAAATGGTATTTTGCGTTCCAACAGCCAGTTGATGGCATTCAATAACTGATCACCAGTACGGCACGTCCAAATAATGATTTTATGTCCTTCATCATGTAATTTCCGGAGCGATTCGCCAGCGTATGGTTGCTCCCCGTCAATAGCCGGGAATTTCCCCCGGCTAATGGTTCCGTCAAAGTCAACTGCTATAATCATAATCTACAGAATGAAGGTTCAATACGACGCCATACTCCGTTCTCGTCACGCTTATGGAAATAGTAATTAGTTGCAGTTTTATACACGACATTGCTTTCTTTGAACAACTGCATGATAGCCGCATATTCTTCATCAAAACGTGACTCCAATTCATACAATTTGCTTATAGACTTATAGTCCAAATCCCCCTGACGGTTACGTTCGAGAAGCGTCATCGCCATTTGATACATCGGATCATCGACTCCTTTTTCTGAATGGGCTATATAATTCTTCAGGTAGTCAATCAGCCTTTCGGCAGCGAGATCGGCACGTTCATCAAAACTTTTCACCTTATTGCTTTTTACCTCCAGTTTGAAGTTCCCGTCTACTACTGAAAAAGTGGCGGTTTCTTCACCCTGACGCATACGGAGCTGACCGTATTCCCGCATCACGTTGCGGAAAGCCTTGCTTTCACCTACAATCCAATCATAAAAGCCCTGAACGTCATTCACTACTGGCATGAGTTTACTTTCCACATCGAACATGAATTGATGCCTCAATGCTTCGTAGGTTTCTTTCCGCTGAATGGACTCTGTTTTTTCTTCCTCTTTCAGTTTACGCAACAGTTCCGCCTTTTCTTCTTTTGACAATTTACTAATATCCATACTATTAACTTTTAAATGATTAATTACAATTTGATTTTATATACTTCTTTCAGTTCCCGTTCCTTGTTTTCCACTTCGATATAAAGCGATGACCTTTGGTCTACCAGCTTCGCAAATGTATTGCGATCCATATTCCCGGCATACAATTTTTCGTGTATAGCATCCAGTTCACCGGGAATCTTGTCAAGCCGATCCAGTAATTCATTAATCCGGTTAATCCGGTGTTGTTCCGCACTAATATCCGCCATCTTCTTTCTTCTTTAATATTGATTCCAGCTTCGGTATCAACAGGAGAAGTTCTTCCCCGTCCAGTTCGCGAAACTTCTTTCCAGCTATCCGGACATCAAGGCAAAACGCATTTACCGCTCCCCAGTCCGTTGTGTCGATTCCGATCCGCTGCACTCTCTTCAGGACAGCCGACCTGCGCCTCCTTATTTCCCGTTCGGTGATAGTCAAATCCCTGTTTTCTTTTTTCGCACCGTTCAAATAGCCGCAGAGATACATTGCTTCGCTGTATGTCAACTCTTTTGTGGTATTTGTCCGTCCGTCCGTTAGGTCTAGCAGGATAGCCCGCTTTTGTTCGTCATCAATGCCTTGTGCGCTGTATATGATATGCAGGCGTTTGATAAGGCTTTTACTGATAGGTTTCTTCGTCTTCTGTTCCATCATTATCACTTTTAATATTTTCAATCCAATGTTTTTGATACCCTTCCGCCCATACTATGTAATATCCGCGTGAACCTCCTTTGCCACGTCCGATAAATGTTGCTTTGAAATGTTCCACGTAGATTCTTTTAAAGCTGTCACGTTTCACGTCATAGGCGGTTTTTCCTTCCACCTCGCGCCCGTCCACATGCGAGATAAAGACAAATATCTTTCGCGGATACTTCTTGCGCAGGCGGATTATTTCGGGGGCTTTCGCTCCCCCTTGCTGCTCGAAGTATTGTATGGAGTCTATCATTATCACGTCCGGGCTACGTTGCTTTGACAAGTATTCGTCCAATTCTTTGATGGTGGCTTCGTCCGAGTAGATTATATTGTTTGTCTTACTGCTGATACCTACATCAAGCACGGAGTTCACGAAGTCGTCACACGCGCCCATTTCCAATGTTAGATAAAGAACACGAAGCCCCATTTCATCAAATTTGCGTGCCAGCTGCAGAGCGAAAGAACTTTTTCCTTGTCCCGACTTTCCGTAAATGATCCAGCAACCGGACTTTTCAGGACGACCGAATGCCAAATACCATTCACCGTCAAAATCAATATATTCATGTCGGATGTCTTCCAGGTTCTTCTGACTCCAAACTTTCATGCCAGTTCTCCACGCTCGATTTGTTGTTTGATTATACGGTCTTCGATCATGCCGGACAGTTCACGCAAATCATCGGTAAACCAAACATATTTTCCCGGCACAGGCTCTTTTTTCTCTTTATTCAACTTTCCCCAAATGGTTTCCTGTTCCTCTGTATCATTGATCCCGTTTGCCGCGCAAATGGCTTTGACATCTTTTTTCGTAGCTCCCAGTAATGCGATGTAGTTCCGGCAAAATCTACCGTCGATTTCATCATATCCTTCTATACGACCAACATAACGTTTTATATTACGTTCTAGCGTCTCTGTTCCGGCTACGATAACCCCCAAACGGTGTAAAGTGTCATCATATAGCGGTATCAACGTACAAAGGGCACTGTGCGCTAATTTTCCGGCATCATCAAGGATTAACAAAGGAGATTTTCCAGCCATACGGTTAATGTGTGAAACAATTAAGTCCATCAGGTCGTCGTTATCCATATAGCGTGTTACTGTTTCTCCCATACATGTGGCTAACTTGGTCAGGAATTTACGTGCTGTCCATTTCCGGCATTTCAGATATATGACTGAATTATCAGCACTCATGTTATAAAGGTCTATGAGGGATTGAGTTTTTCCACTACCGGAACGTGAAGATATACACATCCATTTGTGATTCTTCTTTGCAGCAACGAACGCGGTGCGTACCTGCTGGTAACTGGTGACGCTTTCCACTACATTCCAGGCGTTTTCGTAGTAATTTAGACCGGAAGCAATCTTTTCAGCGATGGAGTCTTCATTCGCTCCATACTTGCCGCTTCTGAATTGGGACATGGCGGTATCCGATATTCCACATTTACGCGCCAACTCCGTTGCAGATGATCCGCGATTGATTAACTTCTCTATGTACGTTTTTAATGCTTGATTATCCATGTTGTATATCTTTTAAATTGTTTTTAAATCATCTTGAAAAATTCATGTCCAGCGGGTTGTAATCGTAATCTTCATCATCCGTTCCGGTGGAAGCCATTGCTACACTTTGCCGGGTGATATGTTGGGTCACTTCCATGAAATCTGCATCCGTGGCGTCATCCCTCATTTTTGACCGGACATCCTTGTGCTGTCCCAAGCTGTCAGTTATCAGGTAGCGGTCAAGAACCGTTCCTGCAGCTATTTCGGGGATACGTTGGCAAATGGTGGTGATTCTCCTATCGACGTCTTTAGCCTTCTCCTTTACCTTCTCCGCCATTTCATTGTTGAACCTGTCGACACGTGTCCGGTATTCAAAATGTTCCGGTTTCTGATCAGCCAAAGCCATCGGAACTTTGATATCACGTTGCAGTATGTATTGCAATGTCCCAATCTCCTTGTCTACACGACCGGACTTCAGGCGTTTTGCGTTCGATACAAGCACCTGACTCATATCGTCCGGGTCAAAGCGTACTATCCAGTCTTCGTTGTAATGGTCGCGGAGGGAAAGGTCGAAGCTGTCGAAGCAGATTCGTTCACCCATAAACTCGATAAACAGTCCCGAACCCGTGATCTTATTCGTGCGTCCGGTGGTTTCCCCCATGAGCATCAGATATTCCTCAATCCCGAAAGGCATTTTACGGGCTTCTTCGGTGCGTTCCCATGCAGCGCGGTAAGCATCTATCTTCTTTGCCCGTTCCTGCGCTATAATAGCTTCCAATTGTGCAATAACGGTGGCTTCATCCGGGATGAACTTGTGATTCTGGTTTAATACTTCCAAATTAGGCTGGTTATCCTTGTCAGCAGTGATGCCGAAGCCTGACCAGTTCGCCTGTTTTTGGCAGTATTCCACATTCAGGTGTTTGAAATAGGGTTCTACTATTTTGGACTTTGCATTTCCCAAAGCGGCTGGTGTATAATACTTGGTCATGGCTTCATAGAAGGGAACCATCACCTTCTTTTGATAATTGTCACTTTGTAGCTGTAAAGGCTTATAGCGTTCCCCAAACAGCTCTTTGGTATGTTGTATTGCGTTTCGTAATGCTTCACGGATAAGCGCGGGTGACTCATGATCACCAATGGCGTATCCGACCGGATATTTTTCACAGGCATCAAGTACGACTACCATCGTTTTCCGGTTGGTATAAGTGGTGTACATATATCTCTTTTCCTCACCGTTTTTCTTCACCGTTTTGGGAGTCTTTTTCTGATAGAACAGTTCCGCATCCCATCCGTCCAGCGTCCAGTAAGTAAGTGCTTGTGTCGGGGCTTCACGGTGTATCTGTTTCATGCGTGTGTTTTTCAGAGCTTTGTCCCCCTTGTTTCCCGCCATTGTTGTGAGAGCAAATTTTTGTCTCCAGTTCTCAACAGTGGTAGGGCTGTCAATCGGTTTCCAATCCATCAGGGAAGCCACTTTGTTGTATTCCTCCATGATTTGAACATTATTCAGATTGTTATGCATGCTGATTAACTTATGCATCACCGCCTTCGCATCCTCGTTCATTACGACTGCCGCGTATTTGTTGCCATACGATTTATGAATGACACTGCGATAGCCTTCTTCTTCGCTGATCCGTCGTGCCGCTTCATATTGTTCGCATTTACGTTTCAAAGCTTTCCAGTTCTTTGGTAGGTTATGAGGAAAAATATCACGTCCGTTCGGGTCTTTCAGTGTCAGCAGGTCATTGCTCAATTTACAAAGTTTCTCCCAAACGTTAATCCGTGTACTTCCGCCACCTATCGAGTTGGCTTTACGACCATCGCGAAGGGACAGGAGCGCGTTCATGATGCGCACATTAAGGGTATATTCGTCAATCTTCGCGGGGGGAAGTTTCTTGTCACCATCATAGCGGTATTTCACACTGAAAAACTCGTAGGCGGCATTGCTGTAGACAATCGCATCTTCCAATATGGATTTCTGTGTTTTAGCAGCAATTTCCGCACGGGGATCACCCTTACGTACAATGTACTCTTTTTTAACGTCCTTTCTCATGGTTTCAAAATCTACTAGGGCAGGACATCCGGGAATACCACGACGGAGTACAATAAGTTGTCCGTTCCTCGCCATCGAATAGTATGTTCCTTCAGGAATGAACCCATCTTCACTCCCAACTTGCGTTTTGGGATTGAAGATGATTAATTCATTCGCAAACACGCAAATCCGATTATTAAATATCTCAGCCATTATATTAATATTATTATTTGTGCAAGTTCCGGCACCGCCCCGGAATTGTAGCTACTTCCCCTCTTTTCACCTGTTCCCATTGAAAACCTGTCCTAACACCATTAAATAATACCATGACAAATTCAATCTGAAACCATGAGTCTGTGTTATCCCGAAATACGGGGAAGTTCCTTGCTTGCATACTTGTTTTACTCTTCGTCCTTTTCCGAACGGAATTCCCTTTCAAGAATGGTCACTATCGTGAAACAGGCAATGACAAAAGCCGCCTGCACATTAGAGGCAGACACCTCAATCCCGTCAACCAATGAAACGGTAGTTATTATCCCGACCGCTATCAACACATTCTGAATCACTCTAAATGTTTTCATATACTATATCGTTTTTCTTGTTCTACATTCATTTTTCTAAAAAGGCTATTCCTATTCATCACGAACCGGAATAGTTTTGCTACATTTGTAGCCAATATGGAAAATATTTAATTTAAATAAACCGTTATGATGTTTTTCGATGATTTGGAATCTAAACTTGCATCAGACCAAACAATATGCAAGAGTATACTCCGAGATGTAAAATGTCCTGTTCATAAGCTAAAGGCACGTATCATCTATGATTACGACAATGAATTCACTTATGCCCATATTACGAAATGCTGTTGTCCTCAATTTGCCCAAATAGTGTCGGATACGATCCATAAAACAGAGACTATTGATGTAGTAGAAATTGACGACTGTGAATATACTCGCTGAATTGGACAACTTTCTCACTGAAACCCGGCACGTGTCACCAACCATGAATAGTTTCTTCTTGAATCTGGCATGGTTGCCGAGGCGTAGCACATCATCTGCTGTTAAGTTATCACCCATGACAATGGCTTGAAAAATGATGCGATCTATACGTTTCAAAATCTTATTCTTTTGCATTGCAAATTTTTATTTATTGCTTATTACTCTTGTTACATTTCCGTGAGAATCCAAAACCTTCACTTTTGATGGTTCATTGCCTTCGGTATATTTAATACCGCCATTTTCTTGTGCCATTTTGCGGATTGCTTCTGCATTTTTTCCGTTCCGTTTGAAACGGAGTATTTGACTAAGATTTGCGAGAGATATTCCAAATGTTTCTGCAATCATCTTTCGTTTTTCCGTGTCTCTTAATTCAATTATTTGTTTCATACCTTTTTATTTTTGAGTTATTATTCATACATTTGAGCGCTGTTAATCTGTAACACGCTGCAAATATAATAGAGATATTTCAATTATGAAAGAAAATATGAGAGATTTTTCAATATTAAAGCAGAGAATTCTGCAATATTTGGATTTTAAAGGGATTACAAAGTATGAATGTTATAAAAATACAGGCATAACCAATGGTGTGTTGAGTCAACCGAATGGAATGTCTGAAGATAATTTATTGAAATTTCTCTCATATTATAGCGATATCTCTACGGATTGGCTGCTTGCTGGATGTGGTTCAATGCTACGTGATGACAATCAAGCGAAAATTTCTAAAATCGTTCCAATAGAGTCGGAATTTGAGTCAATCCCTATCGTTGATATATCTGTAGCTGCAGGTTATGGATGTGAAAATCCTGATTTTATAGAAGTTGTGGAAACTATTAGTCTTCCTTACAATATGCTACGTAGGAATAGAAAATATTTCTGTGTTAAAGTACGGGGAGAAAGTATGTCTCCGACATTATTAGACTGTTCATATCTTATCTTAAGATTATTGGATCGAAGCGAATGGAATGAGATTAAAGACAATCATGTATATGTGGTAAGCGACAGAAGTGGACGTGCTTACGTGAAACGTATAAAAAATAGATTTCGTGAACATGGTTTTATAGTTTGTACCTCTGATAATGTTGATAAAGCTAATTATCCAAATTTTAATTTGATGGAAGATGAGATTAATACTATACTATATGTGGAATGGTATTTAAGCGCAAAGATGCCTAATATTAATGCGACATATTATGATAAAGTAAACCATTTAGAAGACGATGTGGATGCTTTGAAAAGTCAAATGTCCCTACTTATGAAAAGGTTAACTTAATATCAAATATTATTTTTACCATAAACGCATGTATTTCAACGTATTATTAAAACATTCACATCCCTAAAAGTTGTATTATAGGGTATAACTCAATGCATATACCAGTATTATAGGGTAAAACTCAACAATAAAAACACTTCTTTTTTAATGGGTGTTTA